TTATGCTTCATCATCGTCAAAACCATCGTCAATATCCTCTTCTTCTGCCTGTTTTCCTGCTGCCTCCTGGCTAGCCGCAAGCAATCTGTCCTCAATAGTCTTTCGCTTCTGGACGGTAGCATCAAGTGTCGTTGACTGTAGTTTTGGTACTGCGTACTGGGCGAGCTTTTCCATCGCCTGTACTCTCTCTACTGGCTTCAGTGCAGCCATGTCAAGCATGAACTGCTCCGATGTGTAGTAGCCGTCGATGGCTTCCGAAATAGCCTTGCGCACGGCTCCGGATACTTTGTTAGGCGTGCCAGCCTTTCGCCCTCCTGTCTTTTTTCCTGCTGCCATATCAAAATCTTTAATTATTGTACGCCTGTATGCGTGCGTGTGTAATAACTTAAACGTGGAGTGCAAAGATAACCCATTATTTTTGTGCCATGATTTTAAGTTTAAACGTTTAAATATTTTATATTATGGGATTAATCGGAGGTGCTATAGGTGCTGCTGGAGGTATATTCGGTGGCATCTCTGCAAGCAAGGCGCTGAGACAGATGAAGCGGAATGTCGAGGCTCAGCGCAAGTCAAACCAGGACTGGTATGACCAACGTTACAATGAGGATGCAACCCAGCGTGCGGATGCCCAGCGACTCTTGACAATGACGGAGGAGAGCATCAGGAAGAGAAACCAGCAGGCGGCCGGATCCGCAGCGGTCATGGGTGGAACTGACGAGAGTGTTGCAGCTGCCAAGGAAGCAAACGGAAAGGCGCTCAGCGATACGATGAGCAACATCAATGCTTCTGCTGAGGCTCGCAAGGACCAGATTGAGCAGACCTACAGACAGAAGGATGATGAGTATGTGAACCAGCTCAACCAGATTGAGCAGGGCAAGGCGCAAGCCATCAGCCAAGCCGTGCAGGGTGTTGCGTCTGTTGCAAGCAAATTACCAGTCTAAAATGTACAGCTATGTCAGTAACGAAAGATGAGATTCTCAATGGTGGAGTGCAGCGACCTATGTACGCACCTCCACCTATCGCCCACGAAATGGAGAGTGATCCGACGGACAACATGCCGAATGCCGGTGGCTCTGCTGTTGGTGCCGGTGTGCAGGTTGCGGAAGCCGGAAAGGGCAATTCTGCCGTGCAGCCAGCCGTACAGGAACCTGCAAAACCAGTGGACGGGGTGCAAACCCCTGTTGAAAAAACTGTGGATAACTCTCCTAAGAAGATGTCGTATAAGGAGATGTATCAGGCACTCAATCCCTACAAGCCACCAACGGCTGAGGAGCTGGAGGCGCAGCGCAAGAAGGAGAAGAGACAGAAGATCTTTGCTGCTCTTGGTGATGGTATCTCTGCCCTCGCTAACCTTTACTTCACCACGCAAGGTGCTCCAAACATGTACAACCCGGCTAATTCACAGCAGGATGTCGTTAAGGATAGATGGGATAAAATCAAGCAGGAACGTGACCAGAATATGAAGGAGTACACCGAAGCCCTCATGAAGGCGCAGGCTCTTGATGATGAGAATGCGGACAATGAGCGCAAGTGGCAACGTCTTCTACAGATTGACAAGGTCAACGCTGATAAGGTTAAGGCTGAGCAGGAGAGAAAGGATGCCATCGCTGAAGCTCAGAGATTGAAGTATGAAGCTGCTGCCAACAAGGACGACAAGCTGGCTGCTTTGTACCAGCAGAAATCCGAGGCGATTGCTGCCGGTTTGCCTTATGTGGCTACCAAACTACAGGCTGAGATTGATAAGCTGAAGGCTTCTGCAGGCAAGGACAACAGGCAAGGAACGTCTTCCTGGGTGTCAGGTAAAGGTGGCAAGAGCGGTGGCGGTGGCAGTTCTTCATCTTCATCGAAGGAGTTCACTGCATACGACAAGAACGGCAATGTGCATAGTTTCAAGACTGCTAAGGCTGCCGAACAGTTCGCGCGCCAAAATGGAACCTGGAAGGCTGATACCGTCACATCTACATCCAGTGTGCAGCAGGGCAGACGAACCAAGGTGACTACGACTACCAGGGTAAATGGTGGCCATTCAGTGAAGCCCCCTGTCAAGCCGAAGCCTGCTGCCAAGCCTAAGCATGCTGGCGGTGGAGGTAAGAAGAAAAGCACTGGAGGTGCATTTGATTAACCATCAAACAATACACAATGGAAGAAAAGAGATTAGCTAAGTTATATAATGCTTTGAAGGCACAGAACTATGATGTGCCTAATTCATACGATGAGTTCGAGGAGAAGCTTACACGTAAGGGTGATGATGGTGCAAGTCGTCGTCACAAGCTCTACAATGCCCTGAAAAGCCAGGGTTTTGATGTTCCCGACTCATACAGCGGCTTCTATACGAAGTTGTTTGTGCCAGTGAATAGTACAACATCAAGGGCACGTGGAGCTGGTGAGGCTCAATGGAACCCAAACCAGAAGGTTCACAAGCCAGCTACACAGTCCCCACAGGCTCAGCCTAGACGTGGCCAGGTTCACAAGTCGGTTGCGCATCAGCCAGCCAAGCCTGTAGCCCAGTCGAAGGGCACACCATTGACAGAGGCAGACAAGCGCAAGTATGCATCCAATGTTGGCAACATCCTTGCTCAGGCTGACGCATCAACCCAGCGTTTCAACAGACAGATGGAATATCAGAAGGCAAACTCCGGCTTGCAGGTAAAGCCTGTAAAGCTTGGAGCGAACCGTCATGTCGTTAAGCGCAAGCCACGTTTCAACCCGGGAACTGGTAAGATGCAGTCCTCTTATATCACTGAAAGTGGAAATGAGTTCGACAACAGGGCGTTTGCGGACGTGGAGCAGAATGCCGTTGATGATTACAAGCGTAGCTTAACTGTCGATGGACAGTTGCAGGATGCTTATGCGGAGCGTGAGCGATTGAATGAAGAGGTGCGCAAGCGTATGGAGGAGATTGACAACAAGCCTAATCAGGGTTTTGCTGACTTCATGCGCATGTCTGCTGCTGCTTCAACACCAGGAGCCGGACCAGCTGGCGAGTATGATGCCGTTGATGCCAAATATACCAACGACCCTATATATACCCAGTTGATGGCAGCTCTTCGCCACAACAAGTCTGCCATAACAACACTGGAAGACAAGAAGAGTGGCAAGATAAATAGCTTCTGGCATACGCTTGCAACTACTGCGGCCAATGGATACACATTCAATGACGGCATGGGCGAGATGAAGGATGTCACTGCCCAGACACAAGCGATGAAGCATCTTGACAGCATCAACAAGAAGCTGGCCAAGGGAGAGGAACTTACTAAGGAAGAGAAGGCTTCCAAGGCTGTTCTTGATAACATGGCAGTCAATAATGCTATCCAGGGACAATATGGCGGCCAGTATGGTGCATGGTCTCGTGCTGGTGGCATGATGGCGAACTCCCTTGACTTCATGAAGGATCTTGCGTTGAACCCTGGAGCAGAAGGAATGGCCAAGGGTATTTACAAGAAGGTTGCTAATATCGGTGCAAAGCAGTTGGCAAAGGCTACCGGGGACGCTGCCGGAAAGGCTATTGCAAAGAAGCTGGCACGTGGCACATTGAAAGCTACGGGCGTATTGGTGGGTTCACATCTGACTGGAGCCATGGTAAGCAATACAACCGGTATAGGCCATACTGCCGGTACGTTCGGACAGCTCGCAGCCGGTGATGTCACAAAGGACGAGGACGGAAATTACAAAATCGAGAACCAGGATAGTGTCCTCAGTGCTTTTGTGGAGGCCGAGAGACAGCAGGCACGTGAGAATGGTTCTGAAATGTTTGGTGCTTTCATCCCTGGTATTGGCAAGGTTCTTGGCAAGAGTGCTGGGGAGCTTGCAGGTAAGATTATTCCTGAAAGCGCCTTGAATGCAGCTGAAAAGGCTGGTGCTGCCGTATATAACAAGATGGGACTCTCTAAGATTTCAAATGCGCTTACCCAGGTTGGCAAGAAGGATTGGTACCAGGCGTACAACAAGATGCTTCGTGCTGGTGGTTACCAGGGCTTACCTGGCGAGGCACTGGAAGAGTATGAAGGTTCTCTCTTCGATGCACTTACAGGTCATGCCGATGATGCCTACAACGACCTTACCAATACACAGAACCATGTGGATATTTGGCTTGGTTGTGCTACCATGGGCGCTTTGCTTGGTGCCGTACCAATGACAATACAGGGTTTCCATACATCCCAGTATTACCGATACAAGCACAAGACGGATACTGCTGACAAGGTTGCATCTTTCCGTATGACTCCTGATAAATGGGAGCCTTTGCGTGAACAGATTGACGCAACAGACAATGAGCACATGGCTGATTTCGTTACTAACAACATCCTTGGTTCCCAGGATATGCCTGTTCAGGAGAAGAAGGCAGCCCTTGATTATGTCCGTAATCTTTCAAAGATGCGTGGTTATAACCTTGCACAGGCCAATAATGCTGATGATAGCGATAAGGATGAGGATATTGAGAACATGAATACTTCATATAGTGATGGCTACGACACTACTGATCCGGAAGAGATGAGCAACGCCAAGGCAAAACTGGATGTTGCACGTCAGAACCTGGCACAGTCTATGGGCATCGACGATATGAACGAGCTTGATGATACCATCGGGGACCCTATCCGCTACATAGAGGAGCAGAAGCACATGGGTAACACCGAAGGATTGCAGCCTGTTCTCGACTACGCCAACGCCAAGTCTGCCTATGACGGCATGGTGCAGCGTGTTCGTGATGATATTGACAGCCAGATAGAGGAAAGCAACGCACTCGTTGACGGCCATACCAACCGTACTGATGGCATGATTCATCCTGTTACCTTGAAGCTGAAGGACGAGGACAACAATGAGCAGACTGCCTATGTCATTAGCGGCAACCTTGTTCTCAACGATGATTCATCCATCAACGATGAGCAGTCGGACAATAGCATCGTTATCATGGATGCCGAGTCGGGAAAGCTGCAGATGGTTTCCCCTAGTGCAATACACAGTGCTCAGGAACTGATAAATCCTAACCAGGAGAAGTATGAGGCTGCGGAGAATATCCGTAACCAGCATGCCCAGGAAGCGGCTGACAACATAGATGGAACCGTAAAGCAATGGAATGAGGGTGACACATACCAGGCGACAGGTGATGATGGCAGCCCTGTTACTGTTGTGCTCACTCCTAACGAGCAGGGTGTGGTTGACAATGGCGATGGAACCGTGAACGTGGTGACGCAAACTGTGTATCAGGAAGGAGAAGCTCCTGTAACTTCCGGTATCATTCAGATGCCAAAGTCTGGTATCCAGCAGATGGCAGACGAGACAAGACGTGCCCAGGTTGCAGCCCAGCAGCAGGAAGAGCAACAGGAAGCCCCTGCGGAAGGCGAGCAGGAGGAGGGTCCAACCATGCCTACTTACAGCCTTTTTGATAATATCGTTATCCGTGACGAGAATGGTGAGCCTATCCGTGGTTCCATTCAAAGCATAGATGAGGACGGTATCGAGATTCACACCGAGGAACCACTCAACGGCTGGCATGTGCAGGTTGTTTCGCCTGAGCAGCTCGACAACATGATCGAGAGTGTGACAGATGCCGACGGTGAGTCGGTGTGGAGTCGCGAGGTTGATGCTCCTTCTGTTGATGAGACGGAGGAGAATACTCCGGTTGATGAGGAGAATACCGAGGTGAATCCCATTGTTGATACTGATGAGGTGGCAGCTGATGAGACCGGAAACGAACCTCAGCAACAGGAAGCCAGTGAGGAGGAAGCTCCTACACAGTCTGCCCTGGATCGTATTCCTAAGGATGATAAGGGTGAGCCTATCTATGAGCAGACCGACCCTGATACTGCATACGATGCCATCGTAGAGCAGACTGGCGGCAACGAGGATATGGCCAAGACTGTTGCTGAATCCATGGTTTCTGATATGAAGGCGTCTCTTGATAAGCTCAACAAGTGGAAACCAAAGTCTGGTGGAACCATCACGCAGAAGATTGCAGCTGAGAAGGAACACCAGGAAGCAGTGGACCAGGCAAAGGCAAACCTGGAGCATTGGCAGAAAATCGCTGGCATCCAGCAGCAGCGCAAGAGTAAGGTCATGCTTGACGAGCAGAAGGCTGCTGACGAGAAGGCTAAGGTTGCCGCTGAGGAAGCTAAGGCACAGGCCGCAGCCAAGGAAGAGCAGGAACGTAAGGAGCGTGAAGCTGTTGACGGTGTACCTGATTGGGTGAATGATACTCCGCATGATGCACGTGCGAGGGGCTATCGTCGTTCAAATGGCTATCAGTATGCAAGACAGGAGAATATTCCTCATACAAAGGGTAAGGAGACTTCTATCAAGTTCACAGACAAGGTTTCACAACCTGGACATCTTGCGCTTATTGAGGCCGAACAGTTGCAGCCAAGTCACATAAATGGTCAGCCTAATGTGACTCACTTCATCCCAGAAGCGCAGCCAAAGAAGCGTACGGACAAAGCCAGTACCATATCTTCTGAGAAGATTGCGGCCAACATCAACCCTGCCGAGATTACATCAAGCGTTACAGCATATACAGGTGCGCCTACTGTCAATTCTCGTGGAGAGACCATCCAGGGCAACAATCGTAGTGCAGCGTTGAAGTTGATGTGGAGCAACCATGCCGACCAAGCCGGCATATATAAGCAGTATCTTATGGATCATGCCGATGAGTTCGGCTTGAAGGCAGAGGATATTGCGAAGATGAAGAACCCTGTCCTTGTGAATATGGTTGATGTTGACGACAATAAGGCCATTGAACTTGGTCAGCATAGCGCCCAGGACACAGAGAGTGGTGGCGTTGAGCGTATCAAGGTGAAGAACACCATCCAGAAGATGGGTGATGATATGAAGTCTTTCGCTAAGAGACTGCTCGAGAGTTCCGATGATGAGGCTAGCTTCTCCCAGCTCGTTGACAAGAACGGCAATAAGGTGTTGAAGTGGATGAATGCCAAGGGCTTCATTTCAGATACACAGCACACAAGTGCGCTTGATAGCGATGGTAATCTTACTGCTGAGGCTGCTAACGACGTGAAGGGTATCATGTATGGCAGCATCTTCCAAGGTGGCAGTGAACGCCTGGAGGAGATGTTTAACAGAATGCCTGCAAAGGCGCAGCGTGCGATCCTTGCAACTGCATACCGCGATTTCAATAGCCCTAAGGAGAACCGCATGCTGAAGGATATTCAGGAGTCTATCGTGGCTTTCAATGAGCTGATGGGTGACAAGGCCTTTGCTTCGGCTACTAATTTCAAGGATGCACGTGTGGCTATTGAGGACTGGAAACGCTCTTACCAGTTTGATGATGCGACCGGAGAAGCTGTACTTCCTGATGGTAAGTTCTCGGATTTCGCCCTTCATCTTGTGGCTATGTATAAGGGTGAAACGCAGGGCTTCATCCAGCAGACGTTCAACCAACTGTTTGACCTTATTCAAGGCTCCCAGGCGGTTGACTTATTCAACAAAGATAGTATTGACAACACTCCTCGTTCCTTGGCTGATGCCATCAACGAGGCATTAAACATTAATAATGATGGACAACAAGACAGCAATGTACTGGGTGGCAATCATCCAGCAGGCCAAGAAGGGCAGCAAGATGGCAGTGAAGCTGCTGAAACAGGAGGACCAGGCGAGGGAGGAACTGAACCTGCCAACGCTGATGGAGGACCTGGAGAGAAAAATGTAATCAACGAACTCCTTGAAAAGGGTGGCGCTACACCTATAAGCCAGGAGAGGCGCAACCTTACCGATGATGGTATCGTTGCTGATGCTGACGGTAAGCCAGTTCTTCTGTATCATGGTACACTTGATAAGGACTTGAAGCTTTCCGACCTGGAGCCAGGACACAACCGGGCAGATGGGGAGAAGGCTACCTTCTCAGGTGATGGTGTGTATTTCTCTCCTTCCAGAGATGTTGCAGAGGACTACGGACACAACGGCCAGATATTCGAGGCACATGTAAGATTGAACAATCCGTTCTATCTTTTGGGTAACCCTGGCTTTGATGAAACAGAAGCTAAGGAGTTCATGTCTCTGCTGAAGGAGCAGGGTTACGACGGCATTATACATTATAATAATGTATGGAGTGTAGAGAATAGCAATATTGGTAGTGGAGAAGTCATTGTGTTCAACAACTCCAGCATCATTCCTGTAGAAAATGCAGCTGATGATGTTGAGAATGCCGAAGATGATGCTAAGGATCCATCGGATATGCTGGCTTCTGCAATCGAGTCAGGCGACAAGACTGTCATCGAAAAGGCAAAGGAGGAAGTACGTGAAAATCTGAAATCTGTTGATGAAGATATTCTCCGTATAGCTTTGTCTGATGCACCTAAGAAGCTGAGTGAATTTGATAAGGCTATGAAATCTCTTGTAGAAGACGAACTTTCTTCGAGAGGTATCAAGGTCTTTAACAGCTTTGATAATGTTCAGAAGGGTGATGTTGTTGTAGTAGAGAATGAAGGCGAAAGTGGTCAGATAACCATTGACAAGGTTCAGGGCAATTCGGCTTCGTTCACTACAGAAGATGGAGAAACTTTTGAGGACGTTCCTCTGGATACCATAGAGGAACACTTCAAAGTCATGTTCCGTAATAGCCTTCAATCATCCATCGAAGCGGCTGAGGCTGAGACAGACACCAATCCTACAGACGGACAGAAGGAAGCAGGTAACTACAAGAAGGGACACGTTAAGGTTGCTGGATTCAATATTTCCATTGAGCAGCCTAGGGGAAGCGTGCGCTCCGGCACTGATACCAACGGTAAGAAATGGAGTGTGACCATGAACAATACTTATGGCTACATGACCGACAACGTGGGTGTTGATGGCGACCACCTGGATGTATTTCTCAGCAACGATATTGACTCATGGGACCAGCAGAATGTTTATGTAGTTGACCAGTACAACCTTGATGGAACGTTTGACGAGCACAAGGTAATGCTCGGTTTCAACGATAGGGATGAAGCTACAGATGCCTATTTCTCTAACTATGACAGTAGCTGGAGAACGAGCAAGAGAAAGATCATTACCTCTACTGTTCCTATGGATATATTCAAAAAGTGGATAGAAAGCAGTAATCGCAAGACCAAGCCTATTGCCGAGTATTCATTGGTGAAAGAGCATCTGCAAAAGTGGATTGATGAAAATTTGTATGATAAATCTCCGTTTGGCCAATTCGTAGAAGACTCTGGTAATGATGTCGTGCCTAATGGTGTAACCCCGTCAGCTATCATCAAGTTCGCTGAGAAGATGTTTGGCATGTATGATTCACAAACAGATGATTATCCATCATACAAAGCCAAGGTAACAAGTGTAGAGGTTCCTGCCGATAAGCTGTATCAATCAGAAAAGGAATGGTTCCATCTTGTCAAAGGAAATTATGTTTCCGTTACCGATGGAAAGAACGAGCGCAGTTATGAACTTGTTGCCCATAAGGATGCGCAAGGACACTTGAAGTCTGTATCAGTTGTCAAGTATCACGACTTTGACGGAAAGGAAAAGGCTGATTCTGATAAGGCTGCTGACACCGTGGCGGATGAAACACAGACAAATGACTACACAGTAGAGCCTGCCAAGTACACAACCAAGCGTGGCAAGGTGCTTGATATGCAGCTTGTCAAGTTTGCAGACGAACTGGGTGAGAAGCAAAGTGCGGCAGTTTCACTGGCTAAGTCGCTTAAAGGCTGGTACGACAAGAAGCAGGGTGGCTTCATGATGCGTAGCATCGAGGATGCCAAGAAACTTACTGATGCAGTATTGGGTGAAGATGGCGAAGCACTGGAGAACGCAAAGCCTCTTACTCTACAGGATATGAAGGATTCGGTATTCCCAGAGGATGAGTTCCATGGTGGTGACACGGTTTGGAGTATTCCTCATGGTGAGAATAAGACTATCCTTATGGCTCATCACATGCAAATGCCAGATGGCCGTAGCTTCATTCAGAGCTATTCTTTTACAGATGGTACGAGCGCAACTGCCCAGGAAGTTGAGGCGGCACATGATGTTGCTAAGAAAAGCAAATCATCTTTGAATAATACCAAACTTATAAAAGAGGTGCTTCAAGGCAATGCTATCATGTGGGCTAAGAATTATGCCAAGAGTGTAAGGAAAGGCGACTTGAAGACTGCTCGTAAATGGTATCAATCTATTGGTGATAGTGTTCGTAGAATGCGTGATTTCAAAGATGTTCATGAGGCTAATGCTTGGTTGGACAACGTTCTTCTACCATATATTATGAGTGATGAGTTCAGACCGGATGAACCATTGGTTGACAAGGCTGCACGTATCGCCAAGAAGGAGGAGGTCAAGAAGAATCCTAGTGGTAATGTGCTTGTTACTGATGATGAGTACGAGACTTTAAAGAAGAGAATGCGCATAAAGTTGCGTGGTCAGCTGAATATGGGTATTGATCCTGAGATTCTAGAGATTGGTATCTCGATGGCTGTGTATCATATTGAGAGGGGCGCACGTAAGTTTACTGAGTATGCCAAGGCTATGATAGATGATATGGGTGATGATATTCGTCCATACCTGAAGTCGTTCTATAATGGTGTCCGTGACCTTCCTGAGGCAATAAAGGCTGAGCTTGACAGGGATATGTCTTCTTATGAAGAGGTTGCAAGCATTGACGTGGCGAACTTTGATAAGCCATCCAAGGATATTATGGAGCAGGCAGCACAAATCGCAGCTGAGACTGAGGTTGAGAAGCAGGCAGAGGTGGCCCAAAAGAAACTCGTCGATGAGCGCAACGCACGTCGTACCATGGACAAAAAGTCTTTCCGTCCTGCTACGGAAGCTGATGTGGAAGGCAACGGTATGGTTTACTATGAAGGTAAGCCTACACACGTCATGATGGTTGTCCGTAAGGGCGAGCAGGTAGGTGCAGCGCAGTTCGGTGAGTCATATATTGACAGAGTCTATTTGACCAATGGCAAAGATGCAAAGCTCGAAGACCTCCAGGTTGAGGATACTCAGGCTAAAGACGAGAAGAAGAAGGAGACTGTTGTTAAGGAGGTTAATGTGGAAAGCTTGTTCAATGCCTTGCATACCAACGGCAAGACCAAACTGAGCGACCACACCGTTCCTTCTTCTGATGTTGACAAGGCAGTAAAGGAAGCAAAGGATTCCATGGCTAAGAAGCTGGAGCAGGTGAAGGAGCAGCTCAGCAAGAAGATGCTTGAAGAGCAGTTGGCGCAGCGTGAGAAGTTTATTGATGAGTTGGGCGACCGTGTGAAAGCTGGCGAGAAGAAAGGTACATTTGCCGGCACAAAGAACGTTGACCTGGAAGCTACCTTACTGAAATGCTTGGGTGAACGTGAGGCGTTCAGCGAAGCACTTGATAATTTCTCCGCTGAGCCTAAGAAGGCTGAGTCTAAGAAGGCTGAGCCTGCAAAGGAGGATAGCAAGGCGAACAGTAACGGCAAGCGTACCAAGGAACAAATCAATTCTGACTACAAGAATATTGTCATGGAGTTGAAAAAAGATTGGTTTGAGAAGAAACCTCACGAGATGTTGACTCTCTTGGAATCTTTGAAGAAACTTTCTGATGAGGCTGAGGGGCTTGGTTTTGAACTGCTTGATTCCAATGGTAGAATTAATGTGTTCAATCTGGAGTATGGTGCAAGAAAGAGCTTAGGCCAGGTGGTTGGCGACCGAGTAGTTCCGGTTGACGAACATACCAATACTATCGAGCACGATGTGACAGAGCCTTTCTTGTTTGACTACAACCATATAACCCATGTGGTTAGTAACAAGCCTGCAAAGGAGAAAAAAGAGACTCCAAAGAAAAATAATCCGGTTAAGGAGAAGAAGTCTCGTAAAAAAGCAGTATCTTCGCAGGTGCATATTGCAGACCTGTTCGATAACGGACAGGAAACAGAAAGTGAAACTTTAAACAGTAACGACAATGACAGAACAGGAAAAGAAATATCTCAAGGAGATAGGGTGCAGCGAGAAGGAGATAGCGAGGAGAGAACTCGAGGAGAGAATCGACAAGGCTCAGACGGAGTATTGCCGAAAGAACCTGCTGAGCGGGAGCATGCTGTCAACACACGCGTGGACGGAAATCTACAAGAAGGCCGGAATGACGGACGAGGAGATCAAGGCGTATCGTCAGGAGAGGGAGAAGTACTCGGACGCACTGAACGATCCGCTGGACGCTTACAGGGACTAGAGCCGGAGGAGCGCAAGAATACCCATAACAACCATGGCAAGCGTGGTATGGAGTATGCTCCAAAGTCTGTAGATGCACGTATTACTGCCAACATCGAGGCTATTGAGCTGGCTCAGAAGCTACTGAGAAGTGGTGAGCAAGCCACACCTAGACAGATGGCTGCTCTTCGCAAGTTCAGCGGTTGGGGTGGCCTGGGTAAGGCATTCACCCAAAGTTCATGGGGCTTTGGTGATGATACACCTCCTAAGAAGCTACGCAAGCTGTTGGGCAATGAAGCTTACCAGCAGGCGGTGATGAGTGCAAACAGTTCGTTCTACACACCTACACATATTATTGATTCCCTTTGGGATATTGCTACACAGTTGGGATTCAAGGGTGGAAACATCCTGGAAGGCTCGGCAGGTATCGGAAACATCCTTGCCCAGATGCCGGTTGAAATCAGCGACCGCAGTGATATTCATGCCGTAGAGATTGATAACACGGCAGGTGGCATTCTTTCTCTGCTCTATCCTGATGCCCAGGTTGACATCCAGGGCTTCGAGCAGACCAAGATAGAGAACGGAAGCGTTGACCTTGCCATTACCAACGTTCCATTCGTCACTGGCTTGAAGGTGAAGGATGAGAGCGGTGACAAGGACTTGTCCTCTAAGTTCGGAAACATTCATGACTTCTGCATCGCCAAGAACGTTCGCAAGTTGAAACCTGGTGGTATCGGTATCTTCATCACATCTAGTGGTACGCTCGACAAGTCGCAGAAACTTCGTGACTGGGTAATCAACCAGGGTGATTCTGATTTCATCGGTGCATTCCGCTTGAACAACAATACCTTTGGTGGCACATCCGTAACTAGTGACATCCTTGTTGTCCGCAGACGTGTGAACGGACAGAAATCGGCCAATGCCATTGATGTTGGTTCCACCAGCGGTGAGCGTGTTGCCAGCTATGACACTGGTGAGACTCGCAAGGTTGACGGTAAGGAGAAGCCTGTAATCAAATCTTTATCGCTTGATTACAACAAATATTTCCAGGATCATCCGGAAATGATGGCAGGAAAGATGAAGTTCGGTTTCGAGGAAGGCGACACCTACCGTCCTACAAGTATGGGTCTTTTCCCTGCAAGGGGATTGAACCAGAAGAATATGCTGACTGATTTCGTCAACTCTTTCGCCAGCATGAAGGAGGACAACGCTCCAGTTGAGAATACCGAGGAGGAGAGCAACCGAATTGTGTATGAGAAACTGGGTCCTGATGTAAAGGAAGGCAGCATGGTCGTTGACAAGAATGGCAACATTTGCCTTGCTCAATGGGGTAAGGCCGTACCTCTTATGTCTGCTGCAAAGAAGGGTGAGAAGGCTAGCGATAGCGATTTGATTACCCGTTTCCAGTCTAAGAAGGTGAAGGGTCATACTAAGGTTGAGTGCTTCAACGCTTACTCTGCCATCAAGTCAGCGCTTAATGATGTGCTTGCATACCAGACGGAGAATGAAAGCGACAAGGGATTGAAACCTCTGCTTGACAAGCTCAACAAGGCATACGATGACTTTGTAGCTACCTACGGCCACTTCAACAAGAATACACAGTTGGCATTCCTCCGCAGGGATGTTGATTATCCTAATGTGTTCTCGCTTGAAACATACGAGGACGTGAGCGACAAGGAAGGTGGCCATACCGAGCATTTCGGCAAGAGTGACATCTTCAGCAAGCGTGTGGTTGAGAAGGCTAAGGAGCCTAAGCCTCATAACGTGAAGGATGCCATCATTACCAGCATGTACCAGAACGGACGTGTTGACGTGGAGTATATTGCCAATGCTTTGGGCAAGTCGGAAGACGAAGTGAAGGACGAGATTATCAATAGCGGTCTTGGCTTCGAGAATCCTATCACCCGTCAGATTGAGGTTTCCTACCAGTACAAGAGTGGAAATGTGCGTGAGAAGCTCCGCCAGGCTTTGGACAACAACGAGGGCGGACGCTACAATGCCAACATCAAGGCTCTGGAGAGTGTTATCCCTATGAACATTCCTGCACACTTGATTAACTTCACGTTCGGTTCTTCATGGATTGATCCGAAGTTGTACGAGGACTATGTGAAGGAAAGAACCAACGTGAATGTGAAGTTTACTTCTGCCGGTGGTACCTGGTTTATGGATGCTCCTGATTACATCAACGAGGAAAAGGACAATTCCTTTGGCGTGAAGAGTTTGCTGTTCAACAAGATTATTCCTGGACACCAGCTTATCGAGGCTGCCATTCAGAATAAATCCATCATCGTTTCCAGAACCTACAAGGAGAACGGCAAGGATGTAAGGGAGACTGACCGTGATGCGACACAGGCTTGCAGCAACAAGATTGACGAGATACGACAGGACTTCCAGGACTGGGCAAGAGGTAAGATGCAGCAGGACGAGCAGTTGTCTGCAAAGATTGAGGCAGACTACAACGAGCAGTTCAACAACTACGTTCCGCTCTCTATCCCGGATGATTTCGCACCTTCGCGTTATCCTGGCATGGCTCCAAGACTGGATGGAAGTGACAGAGACTTCAATCTTTACTCATACCAGGCAAAGGCTGTGGTGAAGTGTGTGACTCAGCCAACCATGCTGGCACACGAGGTGGGAACCGGAAAGACCTTCACCCTTATCACTACTGCCATGGAGATGAGAAGACTGGGTACAGCCAAGAAACCTATGATTGTCGTGCAGAACGCAACCGTAGGCCAGTTTGTGGCATCAGCCAAGTCGCTCTATCCAAAGGCTAAGATTCTTACCCTGGAGGATGCAGACAGAAATGCAGAGGGACGAAAGAACTTCTATGCCAAGATTAAGTACAACGACTGGGATATGATTGTTGTTCCTCAGTCAACCTTTGAGTTTATTCCGGACAGCGAGGAGCGACAGATACGCTTCATCAATGACAAGATCGAGGAGAAGCTTCTTGTCCTGGAGCAGATGAAGGATGCAGACAAGAGTGGCAACAGCATGATAACCCGACAGGCCGAGAAGGAAATCGAGGACTTGCAGCAGCAGCTTGCAGACATCACCGGCAACATGACTACCAAGCGCAAGGATACCGCAGCCCAGATGAAGAAGAAGGAGGTAACCAAGCAGAATGCCGAGGTAGAGGCCAAGGAGATGCTTGACAGACGTACCGACGATGTGGAGAACTTCGACGATATGGGCATTGATGCACTTCTTGTTGATGAGGCTCACGAATACAAGCATCTCGGCTTTGCAACAGCCATGCAGCGTGGCGTGAAGGGTATCGACCCTTCTTACTCCAAGAAGTCGCAAGGTGTGTATTTGAAGACGCAGGCCGTGCTCGAGAAGAACAATGGCCGCAATGTGGTGTTTGCTACAGGTACTCCTATCAGCAATACTGCCGCTGAGGTTTGGACGTTCATGCGCTATCTCATGCCTGCTGACACCATGAAGCAGTATGGCATCTACTACTTTGATGATTTCGTCCGTAACTTCGGTAACTTGAAGACGATGGCAGAGTTTACCACCAGCGGAAAGTTCAAGGAGGTGAACCGATTTGCAGGTTATATGAACCTTCCTGAGCTTGCACGTATCTGGTCGGGTGTTTCTGATATTGTCCTTTCCAAGGAAGTAGAGGACTTGAAGTCGAAGCTTCCAAAGATGGAGAACGGTGACAAGGCAACAGACATCTACCTGCCTCAGACCAAGGCTTTGCGTAGGGTGATGAAGTTTGTCCGCAAGAGACTTGAGGATTTTGAGAACATGAGCGGAAAAGAGAAGAAGGAGAATTCCGCCATCCCTCTTACCATGTATGGCATAGCTGCAGCAGCAGCCGTTGACCCTCGACTCGTGCTCAAAGATGCAGCGGACGAGCAGTACAGCAAGACCAACGAGACCGTGAGACAGACTTTGAGATCACTGAAGGATTCGGAGAAATATCATGGTACCGTGGCCATCTTTGCTGACCATTATCAGAATGCCTCAACCGGCTTCAACCTTTATGAGGATATTCGCAACAAGCTTATCAAGGCTGGTGTTCCTGCCGAGCAGGTTGTTGTTATCAAGTCGGGAATGACCGTCAAGAAGAAGCTCGACATCTTCGACAAGGTGAACCGTGGCGAGATACGTGTTATCATGGGTAGTACATTTACCCTTGGTACCGGTGTGAACATTCAGGAAAGATTACATACCCTCATCCATGTGGATGCACCTAACCGCCCGATGGACTATACGCAGCGCAACGGACGTGTTATCCGACAGGGTAACTTGTTGAAGAAATGGGGCATCCCTGTGCGTGTGCTTCGCATGGGTGTGGAAGATAGCCTTGATGTTACTGCTTACCAGCGTCTGGAGACCAAGGGAGCCATTGCTGACAGCATCATGCACAGCAAGGATATGATTGCCAACAGCATGAGTAACCGTGTGCTTGAAGAGGAGAGTGACATCTTCGGTGATACCGTAGCCCAGTTGTCGGGCAGCGAGTATGCCTTGAAGAAGAACGAGGCAGAACGAGAGTTGCGCAGACTGGAGGGGCGCAAGAAGCAGTGGGAGTTTGACCAGATTTACATACACAGCAGAAAGCCGCTGCTGGAGGAGCGTATCAAGAAGGTTCAGGCATTTGCCGACAGACAGAAGACTCGCCTTGACGGAATCAAGAAGACGTTCCCTGATGGTAAGTTCAAGAAGATAAGCATTGGAAAGCATAGCTTTGCCAGCGTTGCCGACATGGAAGATTACTTCAAGAACTACAACAAGAAGGTGATTGAGAATCAGGAAAAGATACGTGACGAGGATTCGCCAGAGGGGTTGATAAACATGGACCTTGCCATTAATATTGACGGTTATAATTTTGTCGCACATACGGAGATTCTCAATTACTTGGGCAGTGTATCTCGCACCATGACCTACTCTTGCGATGAGCTGGGCATCAAGGACGAGCAGGTAAGACAGGGCTACTTGAAGAATGCCATCAACGACATTATAGATAATGTGGTGAGTGGAAAACGCTTTGAGGAGTCTATCTCCCGACAAGAGGCTGAGATTACCAAGGATAAGGCAGACATCCAGGAGCTGGATAAGCGAGATGGTAAGCCGTTTGCCGAAGATGACAAGCTGGTTAGAGCGCAGGAACTCTTTGAAGAGTACTCCGAGAAGATGAAGGAGGAAATGGAAAAGAAGGAGGCCAAGTATGCCAAGCTTGACAAGGAAGTTGAGGATCTCGATGAGGATGCTTTCTCTTCGCCTGGTGATGAGGAGGAGGAAGATGGTAACCTGTATCGTGACGCTACAGAGGACGAATCGGCATGGCTGGATTCCCAGGAGACCGTGAAGGTTTACCGTGCCATGCAGGTGATTGACGGAAAGTTGTATCCACCGATGATGGCAGCCGTTAAGGGTAAGCTTGTCGTGCCACGTGAACTTGGCACATGGGAGGTTGCAGATGAGCGTGAGGACATCATCAAGTTTACCAAGACGAACAAGAATGGTGATGTGGTTGGCTACGTTGACCTTGACAAGGGAAGCAAGGATGCTACCGGCAAGAAGGCTACGGTGACTCGTGATGTGGCTTACAATCCTTATTGGCATACATCACGCTCACCATTGAACGACCAGTTCTCTTCTGCATGGATCAGACCGAACATTGTTACCGTTGAGGTGGAGGTTCCGGTGTCTGAATTATCCAGCGGCTATCGTGCGAAGTTCTCGAAAGACCCTGTAGGTGAAACAGACTGGCATGCCGGTCCGGTAACCAAGCAGTTGGTTGACCAGGGCCATGAGCCACGAAAGGTTATCCTTTCCCGTTACGACAAGCCTGTACGTGTATTGTCAAATGCGGAAGTTGCCGACCGCATAGCTTCATACGTAAGGGGGTATGATGTTGTCATTCCTGAGAATGTTGTTACTCCGCAGGTTAAAGTTGAACTTGAAAAGCGTGGTGTTAAAATTGGTGAGCCAAAGGGAGTTAAGAAGAGTGAGCAGATAAAAGAAGCTATAGAGAAGGGATTGTCTGTAGTGAATGACGTTAACCGTGAGGGTGATGGCATCATCAGCGATGCTGATATTTCTCTTCTGAATGACCCTATGAGCAGGATGATGGGCGAGAGCCGTTTCACACCTGAGCAGCAGGAGAAGTTTGCAGCAGTGGAGCGTGAGCGCATGGCACGACGTGTGGATGAGCTTGCAGAGAAGTTACACCTTAATAATATAGAGGTGGTGACTGATGCTTCAACGCTGACCGGTAAGCGCAAGAAGGCGAAGGGTTTCTATAACAGACATACTGGCAAGATTACCATCGTGGTTGAGAATCATCGTGATATTGAAGATATTGAGCAGACTGTGTTGCATGAGGCTGTAGCCCATTATGGCTTGCGCCAACTCTTCGGTACACACTTCGATGATTTCCTGGACAACGTGTTCAACTATGCCGAGGAAGGTATCCGCAGGGAAATCGTGAATCTTGCCAAGAAGCACTCTTGGGACTTCCGCACTGCTACAGAGGAATATCTTGCCGGGCTTGCGGAGCGCACCAACTTTGAGCGTGCCATGGAGAGTGGATGGTGGCAGACCATCAAGCGTGTGTTCCTGAATATGCTTCATTCCATCGGTTTAAAGGGTTATCAGGGCGAGACTCTTACAGACAACGAGCTTCGCTACATTCTGTGGAGAAGCTACGAGAACCTGGCAGAGCCTGGGCGTTATCGCAGCATCATGGGCGAGGCTGCTGATATTACCAAGCAAATGGAGTTGGGGGTTGGCAATTATGCCAAACCTTCAACCTCCGGTGGTACCATGGTGGCGGAAGAGAGTACAGACATATTGCAAATAAAGCGGAAGGTTGCCGACTTGTTTGAACAGGCACAGAGTGGGGAATTTACGGGCAAGCCTAAAAGTATAGGTAGGATAAGTTCAGAAGGTAAGGCATACTTGGAGAATTTGTCTGGTTTAACGTTCAAGGAATATGTGGACTTTGTTCTCAATCCTTCAGACTTGAATCATATCCGTTCTGACCATTATGGAGAAAACGAGAAGGACAATGGCAATAATGTACCATTGAATGATGAAGATATTCAGAATATGGTAGATGTATTGAACCAACCGGACGCAATTCTGTATGGTGTGGATAAGCGAGATGGCCGTAAGCTGTTCTTCTTTTTGAAAGATGCTGGAAATGGGTTGTATAACCTTACAGAGGTATGCAGTACCAAAAAGGGTAATCTTACTGCGAAGAGTTTCTTTAAATCAAGAAGGAAAGGTATCGACCAGCGAGTTATGGAAATTAAACAAACCCTACTCCCTACGTCCGTAACGTACTCTGGCGAATCCCTTTCTGCTGCAAAGATACCATATTTATTTGAAACAAACAAGGATAATGGGCAAAATCTTTCAGAAGATGATGAACTTTTCCGTGATGGCGATGCTGCTGAGTATGAGAAGGCACATGCTAGAAACATCTACGACCAGCGTGTTAAGCGTGGATTGTTCCAGATGCAAGAAGCGATGCAGGACTCAATGCTCAGCTTGAAAGAAGCCATGAATGCCGTATTGAAGGCAGAGGGGAAGAGCAAGGTACACATCGAGGATGTGGCAGGATTCGAGAATCCATACCTGGGTGAGAACCGCCTTTCATCCGTGAACCAGGCAGAGTGCAAGGCATTTGCGCAAACTTTGTTCAAGCCTTTGTTGAATGAGGTGAGTCGTCTGGCAGAGAATGCAGTGGAGCGTACAATGCTTACTGATTACATGATGGCCAAACATGGACTGGAACGTAATGTTGTCATGGCTCGCAGAGATGCAGAGAAAAAGGCAAACGAGGAGTTCGGGAAAGAGTTGGCCAAAGCCCAGCGAGCTGTAGCAAAAGACCCACTCGACCAGGATGCCATAGACCGCCTTGAAGACGTGAAGCAGAAGAAGCATGACCGTGAAGAGGAATTGTACTTTGAAAACAGAGGCAGAGACTATGCAGGTCTCACGGCCTTGACTGGAAAGGAAGATATTGGTGAGGCTGAGCTGAAAGCATCATCCATGGTTAGCACGTATGAGACGTTGAATGCTACGGATAAGCTTTGGAAACAGGTTAATGCCGTGACCGGTGCAACCTTGCAGAAGGCTTACGAAAGCGGTTTGATGAGCAAGGAGACCTTTGACGACATCAACTCCATGTATGAGTACTACATACCTCTTCGTGGCTTTGATGAGAAAACAGGAGAGGATACTTACGCTTACTTGTCAGACAAGAACAGTGCATTCAATGCACCTTTGAAGACAGCCAAGGGACGTAAGAGCAAGGCTGATGATCCGTTTGCTAACATGGAGAGCATGGCCGAGAGTGCCATCATGCAGGGCAACCGTAATACTCTTGTCAAGCAGAAGTTCCTGAACTTCGCCCTTAATCATCCTAGCGACCTTGTGAGCGTCAGCAACGTATGGTTGGAGCATGATGATGTGACAGATGAGTGGAAGCCAGTGTTTGCGGACAACCTCAGCGAGAATGACAGCCCTGCCGAAATCGAGCAAAAGGTTAAGGACTTCAACGACCGCATGCAGGAGTTGTGCAAGAATGAGCCGGACAAGTACAGAAGCCAGAAGGAACATCCGGACATTCCATATCGCGTTGTTGAGAGTCGCGACTTGAAGCAGCATCAGGTTCTCGTGAAGAGAAACGGAGTTGAGTATGTGGTAACCATCAATGGCAACCCACGTGCGGCACAGGCGTTGAACGGACAGACCAACCCGGACAATGACAATGCCGGTGCTATTGGTGCCATTCTCCGTGCAGGTGAAGCCCTCAATCGTCAGCTCAGTGCATTCTACACGACACGAAACCCTGATTTCGTTGTGTCAAACTTCATTCGTGACGCCCTGTATGGTAATACCATGGTGTGGGTGAAGGAAAGCCCTAACTATGCGGTGAGATACAACAAGAACTTCATGAAGGTAAATCCTGCCATCATGAAGGTGCTTTTCTCCAAGCTCCGCAATGGTACGCTTGACATGAACAACGAAACGGAAAAGATGTTCAAGCTGTTCATGGATAACGGAGGTGAGACCGGCTATTCTACCGTAAGGGACATCGAGAAGCACAAGAATGACATCAAGCGAGAGTTGAGACGTGCCGGAAGAATTTCCATCGGTAAGGCATGGAGCCTGCTTGGAGAACGCCTTGATGAATACAACCGCGCGGTTGAGAACTGTGCCCGATTTGCTGCCTTCATGACATCCCGTCAGATGAAGCGCTCTATCGACCGAAGCATCTATGATGCCAAGGAGATTAGCGTGAACTTCAACAAGAAGGGTAGCGGTGCAAAGTTCATGGGCGCAAACGGCCAGACCTTCGGGGGCAACACGGCAGCCTTCGTATCAGGACTTGGAAGAAGCTTCTACGTCTTCTGGAATGCAGCAGTGCAAGGAACTACAAACTTCGGAAGACAGCTTGAACGGCATCCTGGAAAGGCGCTTACAGGTGTAGGTGCCATGTTCATGCTCGGTTTGCTGATGGCTGCGATCGGTAGCGGTGACGATGGGGATGATGGCGACAAGAACGCATATTACAACCTTCCTGAGTACGTGAGACGTTCAAACATCGTGTTCCGTCTTCCTGGCATGGATGAGCAGTGGATAAGTATCCCTCTCCCTGTTGAGTACAGAGCCATGTACGGAATGGGCGAGCTTGCCATGAGTGCTGTAAGCGGAAAGGAACATTACACAGGCGAGGAGCTGGCAAACCAGATTGCGGGCCAGTTCAGTCAGCTTATGCCAATAGACTTCCTTGAAGGTGGCGGAGGCTGGAACGCCTTTGTTCCTTCTTCTGTCAAGCCTTTCGCAGAGGTGATAGCAAACAAGTCGTGGACGGGTATGCCTCTCTACAAGGATACTCCTTGGAACAAGGATATGCCAGAGTGGACAAAGTCTTACAAGAGCGGCAACAAGTATCTTATAAACCTGGCTGCCGTCATGAACGATGTGAGCGGAGGCGACCAGTACACAAAGGGTTCCATTGACATCAACCCGGCAAAAGTTGAATATCTGCTTAATGGTTACTTTGGTGGTGTCAGCAACACCATCGACAAGACATCCAAGATGTTTGATACCATGTTCGGAGACCGCGAGTATGACCCTAGAAACTGGCTTGTCCTCAACCGTGTGTTGAAGAATGGTGACGAGCGTACAGAGTACCGTGCCATCAACAACGAATACTTCCGCATGAAGGAAGAGCATGACAAGATCAAGTCACGACTGAAGCATTATGAAGATGATACCGACAATGGAGTCATGGACTATGCGGATAAAATCAACTGGCTCTACAACTCACCGGAGTATCGACGCATGGAAATCTACGAGGACTATTCGGCAGACATCGACGCATACAACAATGAGCTGAAGGAGCCTTTGAGTGACAAGGAGCGCAAGGAGGTTACAGACGGACTGAATGCCCTGAAGAAGCAGCTCGTCTATGCGGACAGCTTTACGAGAATGGACGTTGACGACCTCATGAAGGAACGCTCAAAGTTGCAGGAGAAGCTTTCAAAGGCTACGGACTTGCAGGAGAAGAGTGACATCGGTTACTTGCTCATGCTCATTCAGACAGAGCTAAAGGCGAACGGCCGTAAATAGTTAAACTTAGTATGGCGGCATTTATTCATATATTTGCCGCCATACACATTAATACATTATTATTATGGCAGTAGCAACAAAGAAAAGAGCTAAGCTATACCGTTTGAGTAACATCATGCCGAAGACTCCGGCACCGGACGAAAGCGTTATAGATAGTGTGAGAAGAGCAAAGAATTCCGACGACCGCAGACGAGGTTTTGGCATTCTCATGGAAGCCAGCCTGTACTACAGCAATATGGATGATTACCGCAGGGACCGCCAGCGAAACAAGAGATATTGCTATGGCAAGCAGTGGGACGACATCATCGAGGTTGACAATAAACGCATGACGGAGGAGGAGTATATCAAGAGCCAGGGAAATATTCCGCTGAAGAACAATCTTATCAGAAGATTGGTGCGAAACGTGATAGGTGTGTACCGTTCCCAGTCGAAGGAGCCGACATGTATGGCAAGAGATCGAGACGAGCAGAAGCTTGGCGAGACCATGAGCACCATTTTGCAGTACAACATGCAGCTTAACCGCATGAATGGATTGTTGGCACGCACGATGGAGGAGTTCCTTATCTCCGGCTTTTGCGTTCACCGCAAGTACGCATGCTGGAAGAATGACCGCTTTGACTGCTGGACAGACTACGTTCAGCCGAACAACTTCTTCATAGACTCCAACATGAGAGACCCACGAGGATGGGACTGCACGATGCTTGGAGAGATACATGACATTTCGTTTGGTGACCTTTGCGGCCAGTTTGCCAAGTCGCCAGATGATTACAAGCGATTGAAGGAGATTTACCGTCATGCCGCAGATAAGGCATGCGTTTCGATGTATGCAGACCAGTTCGGCTATCCAGCACAGAAGAACTGGAACTTCTTCGTAACGACTGACCCTAGCCGATGCCGTGTGATAGAGGTATGGAAGAAGGAGCAGAGAGACCGTTACAGATGTTATGATCCGCAGAACGGAAGCCGATTCAAGATAGACCTGGAGGATTACAAGGAACTTGTTTTTGACGAGAACGAAAGGCGCTTGCAGCAGGGTTTGGAGGATGGTCTTCCTGAAGAGGAGATTCCTTTGATTCAGAAAGAGTGGTTCACCGACAACTACTGGTATTACTATTATATCAGTCCGTTTGGTGACATCCTGGAGGAGGGCGAGACTCCATACGAGCACAAGGGTCATCCTTATGTGTTCATGGCATATCCTTTCATTGACGGAGAGATACACAGTTTCGTGGCTGACGTGATAGACCAGCAGCGCTATGTAAACCGCCTCATCACCCTTTACGACTGGGTAATCAGAGCAACCGCCAAGGGTGTGCTTCTCGTTCCGAAGGACTGCTTGCCGGAAGGCGTATCCATTGAGGATATTGCTGAACGCTGGACAGAGGTTAACGGAGTGATTGTGTATGAGCCTAGCGAGAGCGGGCAGATTCCGCAGCAGGTTGCAGCAAGTTCCGTGAACATAGGAATCGGAGATTTGCTCAGTATGCAGCTGAAGTTCTTCGAGGATATTTCGGGCGTGAATGGAGCCTTGCAGGGTAAGCCTGGCTATAGCGGAACGAGTGCCGCACTCTACAGCCAGCAGACGCAGAACGCCACGACTTCACTTCTTGATATTCTCGAAGTGTTCAGCGAGTTCATCCGTAACGGAGCCATCAAGGACGTTAAGAACATACAGCAGTTCTATGATGATATTACCATGGCCAACATTGCCGGTAAGAACGCAGCTGAAATCAAGCGTGACCCTCAGAAGATTAGAGACGTTGAGTTTGACCTTAACGTTACCGAGAGCACGACAACTCCTGTATATCGCCAGCTGAGCAATGATATTCTCATGCAGCTCTGGCAGGCTCAGGCTATCAGCGTGGAGCAGCTTTTGGAAAATGGCGACTTCCCATTTGCAGACGATCTCTTGCAGAGCATCAGAAGCAACAAGGAAGCCATGGAGCGTGGCGAGCAGATGCAGGGTGTTTCTCCGGAGCTTATACAGAAGGTTCAGCAGCAGGTACATGCAGACCCACGTGCAGCACAGTTGTTGCAGAGATATATGCAGCCTCAGCAGCAGGCAGCGTAATGGGGACAGGCGATGGAATCGCCTGGAACGGTGGCCGGAATGTGGCTTGAACGGAAAAGGCCGGGTAGTTGTTTCTACCCGGCCTTTTATTTATATGGTGGCAGCTGATACCACTTTCTTCTTTGCTGGGGCAAACTCATTTACCCTCATCACTATTTTCGGTACCGGCATCTCGAAGAAGCAGATGTGAAGGCCGATGGCTCTTGTCATGAGCAAGTCGTCGTGCGCACCTACGATGGCACCATACGCACCATTAGGCTTCTTCTCGTAGTTGATGTACTCGTCAAGGCAACGCTGGTCTCTCTCGATGTACATGTTCTCACGGATAACCTCTATTAGGGTTGTTATGATCATCGGCTTTGTAGATACGTTTGTATGGAATCCGTATTTCTTAGGAGCCTTCTTCTTTATATCCTCAGCACTCTGCTTGCGTGCGTACAGGTGCTTGTACACACCCCTTATCTGGTTGAGGATAAATCCGGACTGGTCTCCCTCGGTGTCTCGCTCCTTGTCGTGTGTCTCGAGCGTGTTTGACTCAATGACGAGTAGGGAGTTGTCGTAGAACTTGGCTATCTGTGCAGCTTTCCATGCCAGGAGGTCAATGTCTATATGGCCGTACCACTGGGCAACGACGCAAGGTTTATCGCCTTCCATCATCCAGTATCTATCGAACACGACAATGACGGACCAGTCTGCCTTGTTGGAACGTCCGCCTACATCAACAACCGTAAGATACCTGTTCGTGACCTTTTCGTCTTCCCATATCTCGGGGAGACTCCAAACCCACAGCTGACCTTGCGCATCCTGGGTGAACTTCAAATCCATCAGGGATTCCTTGCCCTTATACCCCTTGCCATACACATCACCCACATAGCGAGGTGGGCGTACAGACTTCTCGAGAACCTCGACCTTGTATTTGTCGAAGACACGCTGTCCGGAGTGGACAAACGCCTCCACATCGTCGGATGGGAACTCGGCTGCCATCTGTCCATGGTCGTTGTACTTCTTTCGTTCCTCCACATACCAGTTGATGGCTTCGAGCGTTGCGCCCTTGTTCCAGAGCCACCACAGATATTTGCCTGGCTCCTCACGGTCGGACGGGATATTGTCGTTATTGCGATTCTTCCAAAGCCATTCAGCAAACTTCTTTTTCTTCTTCTCGCTATCGAAGGCAAGTGAGTATTGCTCGATGTCGAACCATGACACGAACATATTTTCAAACTGTGACTGCTTTTTCTTTGCAGCCTCGTACTCGCGATGGAAGAAGTTTCCGGTTCCGTTTGCCGTTGACTCGTACACAATCATTGTGTATGGCTTCAGCAGGATACCTGACGTTGCAGAGCGCACGATGTCTTCCGGCTTCTTTCCGTCCGTGGCCTTCCATATACCCACCTCGGACAGGTGGACGAGGTTGTAGTCGCCGCCACGGCATGAATCCGGACGTTCTGCAGTACCTATCTTTATCTTGCAGTTGCGCTGAGGTACACGGTGGATGGCACCGGACTTTCCGACACCCACAAGCTTAGGCTCGTTCTCATTGTATTCCTCACCCAGCTTGTACAGGAACTCAATAGGGTATTCGGCTATCATGCGGTCGAACATATCCTTGATTTCATCGGAACCCGTACCCTGGTGTGCGATGATGAGTGAGTTGAGACCGACACGGTGTACAAGCTGCAACCATGCCATGTACAGCTGAGATGTGGTGGATCCTCCCCACTGGCGTGCCTTCAGCAGGATGATACGGATAGGTTTGTTGCGGCTTCGGTATTTTTCGAGCTTCTTGACGAACCTTCGCTGCGGTCTTGTGAGCCTGAAAAGGCAGTCAGTTCCTCCACCTTTACGTTTGATATACACAAAGCAGGCTGCCCAGAAGGCGAAGTCGTACCGCATTCGCATCCTGGTAAATTGCTCCAACACTTTCTGAAAATCCTCCTCCGTGACTTCCTCCACCTCCATATAGTCGAGGAGGAACCTTTCTATAGACCCTGCTTCTACTATCTGCTTGACCAGCGGTATTCGCATCATCCTTACAGGCAACCATTGGTCGGGCTGGGGATGGTCGGAGATGTGTACCTTGACACGTCTTCCGATAGAACCTTCTCCGGTGACCGGGTCGAACTTGGCATAGATGATGGCATTTCTCCGGTCGTTTTCCTTGAGCAGTCCCTTTACTATTTCTTCTGCCTTAATTGCGTCCATACTTCCTTCCTTGTATTAAATTCGCAGTTCATCGTAGTTGTAGCATGGGGAAGTGTGCCAGTCTCTGCATTTTCTTTCTTATCCATTGTCTCCGAGCCTTGCATACCATAATCTTTGCGCTACCTGGCGTGATGTAGAACTTGGGTGCAGGCTGTTCTACCACGACGGTGCATAGCTTTCGCAGCGTCCACGTGGGATGCTGCTCTCTGAGCTTCACGACACGCCTGCTTATTTCCTCGAACATCTCACGTTTCAGTGGACGCATACTTGGCATCGGTTTTCCCTGCAACATATCGGACACGACAACAGATGCACGAACATCGGATACATAGAACCTGTCTGCCGGTGCGTTGGCTATATGCTTGTACACCTCAGGCATCTTTATGTATTCGCAACTCGTGATATAGTCGTCATACACTCTCATCAGGTTCTCCAGTCTTTCCTCGGAGAACTCCATGTTTGCACCAATATGCTTCATCTGCTCGTAGTTTGAAGGGGTTAAAATTGCATTGAAACACCTTATTAAAGGCACTTCAAAGTTAACAATAATGTGTGTAAAAAGATAAACTTGCTTTGTGCGAGAATGTGCCTATATTTGCGCAAAGTTTTTTCACTTATAAATAATAATTAAATTTATGGCTGATAATAAAGAAGTTAAAAGCAAGCGTGATTTGTTCTCGGACCGCATGAAGGGGAAATACCCAGATAAGCAGTTCGACGATGACGAGGCTCTTTTCGGTCAGATTAATGATGATTACGACGATTACGACAAGCGTCTGGGCGAATACCAGGGGCGAGAGGAAGCCATGAGCAACCTCTTTACGAGTGACCCTCGCTCTGCGAAATTCCTCACAGACTGGCGTAACGGCAAGGACCCTGCGATTGCTTTGGTTGATATGTATGGCGAGGACTTCGTGGAGGACATGAAAGACCCGGCCAAGCGTGAGGAGGTAGCGGCTGCAAGCAAGGCTTATGCCGAGCGTGTTGCCGAGGAAAAGAAATACCAGGAGCAGTATGACAAGAACATCGAGGAGACCCGCTCGACTGTTGAGAAATTGCAGCAGGAGGAAGGCTTGACCGATGATGAGATTGATGCAGCCATGGAGTTTCTGATTAACATCATGAAGGATGGTATCCTCGGCAAGTTCAGCGCAGAGAGTATCATGATGGCACTGAAAGCCATCAATCACGACGATGATGTGGACGATGCCTCACGTGAAGGTGAAGTTCGTGGCAGAAACGCCAAGATCCAGGAGCAGCTCCGCCAGGGCAGACGTGGTGACGGGCTTCCTCAGCTCGGTGGCAAGAACAGCAAGCCTGCCAAGAAGAAGCCTGAGAGTATCTTCGACATTGCCAAGGAAGCTACCTAGCCTATGGAACTGGTTGAAAGGAAAGATTGCGTGAAGCCGCGCAGGGGGTGCTGGATACATGGTTCCCCGACCACCGTTAGCCGGATGGCAATGGAAGGCTTTGCCGTGGCTGACATTGACAAACGAAAAAGTAAGTAATTAATATTCACATTTTAATATTCACATTTTAATATTCAAGAAAATGGCAGAAACAGTAAACACACCTATTGCAGGTGAAAATGTTCAAACAGTATCTGGCACGCAGACACCTACCACAGGTACTGCTGGTGCCCAGACACAGATGCCTGGCAGAAGTACTACCGTGAGCGAGAGCGCAAGAGCTACCGGTGGTATTGACGCAGGCAATTTCATTGCCACTGCTGTGGACAAGGATCTCTTCGAGTTCCATAAGGATGATACCCCGTTGATGCAGCTGATGCTGAGAGCCAAGACGGTGAACGTAGATTCTCCTGAGGTACAACATTACATGATTGACGAGCCGCGGAGTGAGGTGGTGACATCGGCCAAGCTGGAAGCAACAACAGCCCGTTCCGCAGTTCTTCCGCTTGAAGTTGAGGATCAGAGTATCCCTGCTGAGTATGGAACCCTGCTTGTGAAGGGCGTAGATGGATATACAGAGGACGGCCAGACCAGGACTCCAGGCAAGGACTTGATGATTGCTGTCACAGGTACAGATCCGGTTACCAATAATCCTGTGATTATTGCCGTTAATGGTCCGAAGACCAACAGAACGGATGAGTACTGTACCGTGCCGGAGATTCCTGCTGATACAACCTGCATTATCCTCTCGAATGCTCTCTATGAGACGCAGAAGGAGGTTGATCCTGATACCATCGTGCCAAAGCCTATCCTCTTGTATTTGCAGAAGCGTGGCATGAACCAGATTGTATCTGACTACTTCGATGCACAGAAGAAGCAGATTCCATTCTCAAAGGCGCTCATTGCTGAGCAGGCTATCACCAACTTCAAGGTGAAGGGTAACCGTACCTTGTGGTCAGGTCGAAAAGGTAAGGTGACGACAAAGACAAAGATTGGTCCTCAGACCATCTATTATACAGAGGGTGTCCGCTGGCAGTTCAAGCGTCTGCTGCAGAAGACCGGCAAGTGGACTTACGAGCAGTTCATTGCACTTGCCAAGATGTTCTATACTGGTGAGGATGTTCCTAAGACAGCCTTGCTTCTTGCAGGAAAAAATATGCTTGAGAACATTCAGTGTATTGACTTCTCCAAGCATCCGGAGGTGACCATCACCGTAACAACCAATTCTCTTGGATGGGAGGTAACACGCATTCACACTGTATTTGGTGATATTGACATCAAGCGTGAGCCTACACTTGACTACTTGAAGTGGAGTAACAGTGGTGCTCTGATTGGTGAAGACCGCCTTGTTCACTATGTTTACCGCAACGAACACAGCTTTGACGATGATGTTGAGGGTGAGGAGGCAAAGCGCAGCGGTGTTCTCGTATGGGACGGCCTCGGCTTGAAGGGAACCTGCCATATCTGGATTGACGGTGAGGGTACACCTGCCACACTTGGTGCTACCGGCTTCACTATGTGGGACAGCGAGGCTGCTCCAACTGGTGACGACCTTATCGACGGCCAGGTATATTACCTGCTTTGCGACTGCCCAGGCATTTCAAAGAATGCTATGAGTGGCCAGATGTGGAAGTACACCAAGGCTACAACATCCTGGGATGAGTTCAACGGTGATCTGTTTGCGCAGGAAGAGTAGTTGATTCATAATTTTTGATTTTTGGGGTGTATCTTTGGTATCACCGATGATACGCCCCTTCATTTTACTTTTAAATACACAGTTATGAAATTAAAGAAATATGGTGCCATTGGCGTGATGGAGTGGCAGCTTAACCTGCCAGTCGGCAAGGCTACTGTTCATGTGGAGTTCAAGGGTGGATTTGAGAATAAGTACGGTATTCATCCTGCTACGTTTATGACGACTGATCCTATCGTGCAGACTGTCATTGAGCGCTCTTATTATTTTGCCAGCGGCAAGATTAAGCTGCTTGACGTGAAAGACCTTGGATTGTCGCCAATGGAGATTGCAGCACAGAAGCGCAAGGCTGAGGAGGCTGCCAAGAAAAAGACCGAGGCTGACGCACAGGCGAAAGCTGAGGCTGATGCGCAGGCTGGTAATGCTCAGGGACAGGCGATAGAATCGCCTGGAACGGTGGCTAGTGATGCGACTAGTGAGGATGCTGCCGATGAGACTGAGCCGGAGAATGAGGCAGAAGAGGTTGCGGAGAACGAGGAAGCAGAAGAGAATGCCGTTGATGGTTCTGTTTACGATGTAGAAGGAGAGACCACTAGCGGTGTAGATATGGCTTCTGATGAGGGTGAATACACAGTAGTACCGGTGACCTGCAACGAGGATGCCAAGAACTACCTTGTTGACAACTTCAACTGTTCTGCCAGAAAACTGACAAACTGGGCTACTATCCTGGAAGTAGGCAAGGCTAACGGTATTCTCTTCGAGAAGTAGTAATTAATAAAGGATTCAACCATGATCAAGCAGATAGAAGACATCGTTCGTGATGTTAGAATAGCCATTGACGAGAACGCCACTTCCAAGGCTCTGTTTGCGGAAGGCGACACGGAGACCTTGACCCTTGATGAAATCATCAAGAGCAAGATAGCTGATTCTGTCAGGAAGGTGGAGATGGAAGCTCCTACACGCCTGCTTGATAGTGGCGAGAACTTTGGTGATAGCGGTGTGTATTGGAATGCCAACCTGAGCGGCTGGATCATCCTCCCGGATGATTTCATGCGCATGTTGGTATTCCGTATGAGCGACTGGGAGCGCAGTGTGTATGATGCGGTGGATGAGGATAGCGAAGCCTATGCCTTGCAATCATCCCCATTCAAGGGCATACGTGGCAATCCGCAGAAGCCGGTATGCGCCATCACGCTCAGGGCAGAAGGCAGGGTGCTGGAGTTCTTCAGCTGTGACTCGAAGGATGCGACGATACAGCAGGCCGTCTATCTTTCGCAGCCAAGGATAGAGGACGGGGGCATACACATCTGTGAGAAATGCTATTCCTCTATTGTGTATCACATAGCCGCAATGACAGAGCAGACCTTTGGCAATACAGACGCGACAAAGTTATTCCTGGAATTATCAAATAGTTTATTGTTATGACAGAAGAGACAAACAACATAGAGAACCATTCCGTAGGTGGAAGCGTAGCCGTAGGACGGGACGTTACCGTAGGTGGCCGTTCTACCATAAGGGGCAATGCGACCTTCAACCGTGATGTTTATATCAGCGGTTGGCTTAACGCACGGAATATCCGTGGAGCCGGCAAGGGTCTGTATGAGACAGTTGATAAGCTGAACAGTGCTTACCCTAATCCGGAGAATGGCTGGTTTGCCTTGGTTGGCAATACTTTGCCTGCTGACATATACCGGGCATGGGGCGGAGAATGGGTAGCTACAGGGCAGAAAGGTGGTGAACCGGTTCTTGAACTTGCCAAGCTGACTGAGTTGAGTGAGTCTCTGGAGAATGAGGTTTCCGCTCGTGTTGCTGCTGATGAAGCTTTGAAGAATGCTATTGATGCAGAGGTTACCGCACGTGCCAATGGTGACAAGGAACTCAGCGACGCCCTGGCGAAGGAGATTGCAGACCGTGAGAAGGCTATTGCCGATGAGGTTCTTGCCAGGACAACTGCCATCGACAAAGCTATTGAGGCGGAAGCTGCTGCACGGACTAAGGATATAGCTGCCGAAGCTAAGGCCAGAGAGGATGCCGATGCGGCAGAGACTAAGGCTAGGACTGCTGCCATTGAAGCGGAAGCACAGGCTAGAGATACTGCTATTTCTGCTGAGGCTACGGCACGAAGCAATGCTGACACGGCTTTGCAGACTGCCATGAACGAGAACGTGAAGGAGCTTAAAGGAGCTGACACGGAGCATGAGAGCAGGCTTCTTGCACTGGAGCAGAGCGAATGGCCTTTGTCGCTGGAGCTTTCCATCAATCCGATTTTGATTGAGTTTACCGGAAGCGAGAAAGATACTTCTGTAGCCTGGAAGATTATGCGCAAGGGAGTAGGGGTTACGCCTACGGTGCTTACATTCAAGCAGGATGGGGTGGCACTTAGTGCTGAACTGTCCGCTAATGGAAGTATTAATGCCAAGGTGAACAAACTGGGTGACACGGTGTTTGAGATAGCAGTGGAGGCTGAGGGTATGAAGAAGAGTGCCAGTAAGAAACTGACCATGGTGCTGCCTGTATATATGGGCTTTGCTGGTGCTTCTGATGCAGCAGGGCTTGCTATTACCGAACTTTCAAAGTATGCTCCTCTTGCATCACCTGCTGGCACATACAAGATAAAGAACAATGCTGATGGTATCTATCTTTGGCTTTGCGTGCCTGACACCATGACAATAAACAAGGTTACATCCAGCGGCTTTACCGTTCCTATGAGGGAGGTGCAGACCGGACAGACCGAGCTGGGAGGCTACAAGTGCTACCGTTCAAGCAACGCCATCGTGGCAGGTGAATATACATACACAATATCATAAACGCTTATGGACACAAAGAATACGATAGACATCTTCGGAATGCTTGAAGCCAAGACCCTTGACGGAATCCTCGCCCTTGCGCAGCAGATATACGACAAAGAAATAGGACTGATGCAGGGAAAGGTGAACGAGCTTTCATCGGTGAAGGACGATGACGGCAACGTGAGAAAGCAGCCGCTTCGCATTGTGAAGAGCGACATGTGGGTGTATGCCATCGAGGACAGTAACGGAAACATGCTGCTCAGCGTAAACCGTGATGGGGAGGTATGGTACAAGAAGGGCATGAGTGACGAGGTTCGCAGGAAGTTTGAGGAGATAGCCAACCGTCTGAAAGAGCTTAGCGGATGGAAGATAACCGAGAACGAGCAGTATATGTTCCTGATTACGGACAGCGCAAACAACCTTCTGTTCGGTATCAACCGTAAGGGTGAGATGGAATGCGACAAGGGCATGAGCCGGGAAGTGAGAGAACGCCTGGATGAGCTGAGAGGCTGGCAGGTGAAGAGAAACGAGCAGTTTGTCTTCCTTGTGACTGACAAGAAACAGAATCTTCTGCTTGGCATACGAAGGGACAATGGCCGACTTGTGGTGCCACATGGCTTCATCGAGGTGGTGACCGAGAAGGAGTATGAGGAGACCGAGATAGAGAATGACGTGCTCTATGCCATCAAGGGCAAGGGCGGACGTATCGTTGACCTTTGCCTTAACGGACAACCCATCAGAAACAGTGAGGAGCATTTCTTCTCGAAGGAAGACAACATCCTTATGTATAACGGCCACATGACCGTGATGCCACGCATATACATAGACCATGACGAAATGATGCTTATGGTGGAATATCCTACCGGATATGAAGGACCGCTGTTCGAGAATGTGGATGGAATGCTTTTCGTTAGGAACTAATAGGAGTGTTAAACTTTTAATTTAAATAACAATGGGAAAATCATTAGGATCCATCGGATTCAGAAAGCGAGGTAAGTTCAAGCCTAATACTTTCTACCGGATGGACGATATGTTTAAGCATGGCCGTTCGACTTACTATGCACTGGAAGACTTCACGTCTGGTGAGACTTTCGAGGAGACGGCCGACAAGGTGGAGTTGCTTGCTGATGCCACTGGCGTGGAAGAGATTGCCCAGAGAGCAGAGAACGCAGCCTCACTTGCAGAGACCAACGGAGCCGAAGCTGGCGTGCAGGCTGAGGAAGCACGGAATGCCGCGGCTGAGGCCAACAAGCAGGCCGAGACTGCCAGGGAGGTGACCGGTGTGTTTGGCAGCAACTTCAAGAAGGTAATCAATGACCAGTTCCTCTATGCCATCAGTGACTTGCTCGGCAATCTGCTTTGGGGTATCAGAAAGGACGGAAGCACCTACGACCCTAAGGGTGTGCCGGAAATGGTGAAGAAGCTCATCGAGGAGATTAACAAGCGCATCGACAAGCAGGAGGCACGTCTGCATTTGATAGACAACCCGAACTATGTGTTCGCCATCGCTGATGCCCTGGGCAATCTTCTGTTCGGCATTGACAAGAACGGTGCATCGTTCGTGAATGCGCTGAAAGGCGTGGTAGTGATAGAGAAGGTAGAGAACAAGCAGTTTATCTTTGCCGTAAAGGATAGCGCAGGAAACCTTCTGTTCGGTATCCGCCATGACGGAACCTTCGCCTGCTCGAAGTTTGAGCTTCCGGCTTCTATTATGAAGCAGCTGGAGCAGGCCATGAAGAGCAAGTATCTGCATACGGAGGATGGAGATATGGAGTTCCTTTTCCGCTTGCAGGACGTGAATGGCGTGATTGTGTTTGGCGTAAGATGGGATGGTACCAGCTACATGCCTAAGGGTATTCCGCTGGAGCAGGTAGCCAAGAACGTGAAGTTCGAGAAGCGCATCACTTCGCTGGAGGAGAGACTTGCCAACTTCCGTGGCGGTACGGGCGACTGGAGTGAGACCGGAAAGATGCAGGTTCCTATTCCACGATGTGCCATGTTCAACCTGCTTACTTCTACCATGCCGACTGCCAAGAGCGGAATGGGTACGAGTGGCGTGAACTGTGACATTCCTTGCCTTGCCGAGTTCTGGGATATGCAGGGAAACTATTTCAAGATTCCTATCCTTCTGAGTGCGCAGGGCAACAGTTCGATGGGCTTTGCAAAGAAGAACCTTGCCATCGACCTGTTCTGTGATGCAGCGAGAAAAGAGAGTTTCGTAGTGAAGTTCGGTGACTGGGTATCGCAGGACAGCTTCCATCTGAAAGCATACTATACAGACACCTTCCGTGGTGTAGGTGCTGTAAGCTATATGCTCTATGAGGAAATGGCCAAGACAAGAGACCTGGGCGACGACCGACCATATAAGAGTGAGTTTACTACGAAATACGGAACTTCGGACGCAGGTATCGGCTCCGAGGAGTCGCTTGACAGAAACTTCGATACCGGGGCCAAGTGTTTTCCTCAGGGATTCCCGGTAATCGTGTATCAGAACGGAGAGTTCTATGGTGTGTATTCTTGGCAGTTGAAAAAGCATCGTGACAACATGCACATGAACAAGAAGACCGCAGAGCACGTTCACCTTGACGGTACGCTGGGAGCAGACAGCATCTTTGGCGGCAACATCAAGTGGGGCCAGTTTGAAGTGAGAAATCCTAAGAGCCTGTACATGCAGGAGCGACAGAGTATCAGAGGCGAGGAAACGCTGGAATACAACGGTGACTATCCGAGGGAGATCATGGGCGAGGATGCCGGGGAGTATGATTCCGGTAACAAGAACATGAAGCGTTGTGCAGCCGTAAAGAAGCACATCATCGCACTGAGCGGACGAATGGCTGAGCTGAAACAGGCTGAGACGGACGGCAAGAGTTCTGACGAAATCAAGGCACTCATCGAAAAATACTTCAAGGTTTCGTTCATGGTGGACTATATCCTTGAGACCAACCTAGTGAGTGATGGTGACGGATATAACAAGAACTGGCAGTGGACAACGTATGATGGCGTGCAGTGGACAGCCAACCCTTACGACCATGACGGTATTTTCGGTGCCTACCATATTGGCAACTATGTGAGTGCTCCGGGCAGTGGCTGGCTGGGTAACACTACAACCATTCCTTCTGGCTGGATCATCAAGTACTATTTGCCGGAGTTGAAGGCAAGATGGGCGCAGCTGAGAAAGGCAGGCATCTTTGAGGCGAAGCACATAGCCGGTATTCTCTACGACTGGTGTGACCGCATAGGCTTTGACAACTGGGAGGCTGAATACAAGAAATGGGACGAGAGTCCTTGCAACCGACCTAGCCTTATCAATGATGAGTACTGGGCACGCAGCACAGGCTACATAGTGGGCTGGGCAGCAACATCCACCTACGGAAAGGGAAGCATAGCTAGCCGAAACGGAAAGGCATATAAGAGCCTTATCACCGGAAACGTGGGCAATGACCCTGTCGAGGACAATGGTACGAAATGGGAGGACATTACATACAATGCAGAGAAGCAGTATGCCGTAAATGACGTGTGCTACTACGGAAGCTCCAACCTTTACGGATTCAAGTGCAAGGCTGCATGTGTTGGACAGGCTCCTCTTACTGGTTTCTACAAGTTATATCCTAAGGATCTGGGACACTTTGATAGTGTGTATCGTGTAGAGAACTGGTTAAAGAAACGCATCGAGTATATGGATAAACTCCTTGAATATTCGGTACAATAGAAAAGACAGTTAAATATATTGTTTAATAAGAAATCATAAGAAAATTATGGGAAACCAATGTGTAATTTTAACATGTGAGGGCAGCGTGACCGACCCTAACATGACCAAGGTAGAGCACTACTACGGTATTGAGTTCACCCGAGGTGAGAGCAACCAGGGTGGCAACAATGGCTATCACAAGATGATTGGTGACGCAACCCTGCTGAAGGAAATGCGCTTCCACAACCAGATGGCCATCGTGAACGTGAAGGATGCAGCCATCACTGCTGAACTGAACCAGACCAACTGGAACAAGACCAAGGACGGTGGTACCAGCGTACTTGACGGTTCGGACGGCTCAGACATCATGCAGGTGCATAAGAAGTCGGTATATGCCATTATCGGTGGTAGTAATGCCACATACGAGCGATATATCGTGAGTGATCATCCTTTCAGCTATGATGGTGATGAGGCTATCGAGTTCCCTGCTGGCGGTGATACTCCTGACTATGCCGTGCTTCTTGACGGCATGATGCGCTCTATCCGCAACGACAAGGTGGATGGTACACACTTCGCTGGTAATGGTACAGCACATACAGACAGCGGCTATGGTACAGCGGACGCTAAGGGCTATCCGAAAACCCAGCTGACCCGATTCCAGTTTGAGCAGTATGCACGTGCCAAGAACAGTGACCCATCAAGCAACCTTCCTTATACCAACATCTGTAACTTCGACCTGGAGTTGGAAATGGCGTTCATGTTCATCGAGTTCAGAACCAAGAACCTGAACAGTTTGCTCGGACATGGTATCTCCAGTATTGCAGCTCCTACCGCTGATACATGGGGCAAGGTGACTGGCTTCCGTCTGACTAATGACGGTGGCAATACCTACACTTACCTCACCTTCGGTAGCAATGTATATTTGGCAGGTTCCCAGACACCTACCAATATGTTCACTGTATTGAACCAAAGTAGCCCGGTATTGAAGGTGTTCGAGGGTCAGCTTGCAGTTTCCAATGGCCAGACCCTGGAGCCAGTGAAGGATGCAGACGGTAATGCCGTGCAGGGCATGAGCGATGGCGTAATGACTGGTGTATGGACCAAGCGATTCTCATTCCAGCTCAACGCATCACTTACACAGGGCGGAGAAGCCAAGACATATAATGTAGATGCCGTTCTTAGTGTTCCTATCTGGCGTGGCAAGGTAAGACTTTGGGGTAACTGTTCACAGTGGATCAGCGGCTATGAGCTTCTTCACTACCTGATTGGTGATACCTATCACTACAAGGTATATCGTGCTCCTAGCGTGGCTGCGCTTACTACAGATGCAGATGTGACATACAAGACTGCTGAGGGTGGCTTTGCATTTGAGAAGTCTTACGAGTATGTTGGTGAGATGCCTGCGACCAAGACTGCTGGCGGTGTAAGCTTCGGCTGGGCAAAGAAGATGCTTTCGCTCAGAAACATCACCACTGCCATCATGGCTGAGGGTGGCGGCAACATTGGTACATTTGAGAATGCTACGTCATACGGATTCAACAGTGCAACTGCTGGTCAGTATATTCGCCGCGGGTCTCGCTTTGGCGGCTCTGCGGGTGAGAGCTTCTGCGTTCTTCGTTTTGCGTATGTGGTCGGCGGGCCGTCGAGTTCGTACACGTGCATCGGTTCCGGCTTCCGTGTGCAGCTTGACGATTAACACGGCTGCCGCTTGACGAAATCGAAAACCGAAAGCCTCTCTCCTGTCCTGGAAGGACAGGCCGAAAACCGAAATCTCCTGTCGAAATCGCAATCGCACTCGGGCGTTTTTGGAGGAGGGGCTTTCAAAATAATATAAACACTGAATAAGAAAAGTAAAAAATATGGAAAGACAGATTTTCTTTGCAGAGAAGCCACAGCCAATGGACTGGGGCAAGAAAAAGATTGTTCCTCTTAACATCAACGAGGAGCCATATGTTGAGGACGGCAAGAAGAAAACAGGCTATCGTGCCGACCTGGTTAAGAAGGTTGATGAGCCTTTGACCGTTGACAACATCGTGCTTGCAGCCACGAATGAGGAGTTTGGCGAGGATGCACAGAAGCGCATCATGCTGAAATTTGCTAAGCAGGGTGATGCCGAGGTGGAGAAGTATAAGGCTTTCGTGGCAGAGGTGACCCAGGCAGCCCTGGCTGCTGGCTACGTTTATGCCACCGAGGACAACAAGAGTGAGTAAAGAGAATGTTTAACAACAAGTATTGAGTTTAAAGTCGAGCTGTGAGAGCAGTCTAGACATCATGAAGGGTTGTCCGTGAATGCGGGTCTCACTTTGGCGGCAATGCGAATGAGAGCATCTGCGTTCTTCGTTATGCGAATGTGAACAACGAGCCGTCGAATTCGAACACGAACATCGGTTCCAGCTTACGTGTGATAGGCATGATATTTAATAATCAACTTGGTTAGACCAGGTTCACGGAGACCACACCCGAATGGTGAAAAATGACAGACAAGGCAACATGAAAAAGCGAGGTTGTCCGCCTGTTAGTAGGCGTGCATTTGTAGGCACGTTCGGAAGCTGGCGAAAAGGCTCACACGGGCTTATGCACGAAAAGGCGTGCAGGGAGCTATGAAAAGAATAGGTAACTTCCAACGAGGGCAGGGAAGCTATCGTGCAGCTTCATGTGAATGGTATCGTGAACTATATAAAGCAAGTGAAATGAAAAAATACATAAAGAAATACTGGCCATTGGCAGTTGCAGTAATACTGATAGTATTGAACTGCATGTTGACTTTTAAAGACAGTGGTCACAAGAATAAAGGCGATGGCACGAGAGTGAAGGTTGACTCCACCGTATATGTGGATACCATCCCTTACCTCGTGCCGGTACCAAAGGACTCTGTAGTCTTGCGTTACGATACACGCAAGGTGCCATTGGCAGATGTGAAGACTGCCTATGACTCAGCCACAGGCGATAGCGTGGTGATAGTAGGTAACATCCCGGTGACACAGAATGTGTATCGTGACTCAAGCTACATTGCCTGGGTGAGCGGTTACCGACCCAGCCTTGACAGTATCAAGGTATTCTCGACAACCCGGTATGTAACAAAGATTATCACCGAAGAGAGCGAGCCTCCCTGAGAGACGTTTCAGATTCGGCCTGCAAGCCGGGTACGGCATGACACCAAAGGGCATGCAGCCATACGTGGGCGTGGGCATAGGCTACCACTTCTAGACGTAACAAGATAAACCTTCTGTTTAACGGAAAAGGCTTAACTTTGCGGTAATCAAATAATAAGGAATTATGAAAGTCGTAGATATAACAGTGAACAAGGGCGACGTGCTCAACGAAGTTGCCAAGACCACAGCATACTCTGGTGCCAAGATGACTGGAGAGGAAGGTGCGTATGAACGTATCTTCACAACCAAGTCGGACCGGGAGATGCTTGAACGCTTCTGGACGGAATGCCAGGTGTCTGTATGCGAGACCTTGAAGAAGTTCCTTCAGCAGGAAGAGACTACCGATGAGGGCTGGAATCTGAAACTGGGACTGTCTGAATCGTTTGACGACACCTTGATCAAGAGCATCAAGAAGGAACTGTTCAGCTTCTTCGTTACCGGCATCGTGGCCAAGTGGTATGTGTTCACCAACAAGAAGGAGGCAGGAGAATATGAAGGCTCGGCATCCCATCTGCTTGTTGGTATTCACAAGAAGGTGCTGTTCAAGAAGAAGCCGACACGGCCTACTTATAGTTAGTAATCATTTAAAATACAAGAATTATGGCAGAAAGCAAGAAGAATCTCACGGTAAAGCTGAAGGTGCAGGAACTGATGTTCGACATCATGAACAAGGCTTACCTTACCGGACAGGCACGCGAGGCAGGCGGCAAGGGCTACGAGGAAGCCAGCAACATGCAGGCGAGCGAGGACGACGAGAACAGTTACCAGCTTCGCAGATCGCTGGCCAACGCATTCAGCGGCTTGAAGAGCATCTTAGGCGAATACCTGGACGAGGACAAAACGACAACCAACAATATCATTCAGAATGAGATTGATAGCGATGGTGAGTTGAAGTTGGAGTTTAAGTTGCCAAGCAACTATAACAGTGCATCGTCTGACGCAATGGGTAACAACATCCATGCTTACCTGGTAGATGTAGCCCTGAGCGAGTGGTTTATCATCACCAACAAGGAAGACGCCAAGGACTATGTAGATCATAGTGCGGCAAGCCTGGAGGTAGTGAAGCGTGCTCTCTACAAGCGCAGCCGTCCTACACGTCCTACATACACAACTCCGGATCCTGGCACTAACCAGGAAGGCGGCAAATAAAAGAACCGTGGGTTATGGAGTTATACGACAGCAAAGAATACAAGGCGAAGACAGTGACCCTTGTGTTCAGACGAGAGCAGTTACTCTATGACATCAGCAACTACGCCTTCGTTGAGGGCGACATCATGGGTGAGGATGCGGAACACGCACGGCATCAGGTGAAGGACATAGCAGAGGAAGGTAATGTGGACCGGGTGAACCGGGTGCTGAACCTCGCCCATGATGAATGCGTTGAGCAGCTCTACCCTTACACGAATGAAGAGGTGGAGGATGGCGAACGTCTTGATGATACCCTTGTGGCTCCTGAAGAATACACCATCGTATTGAAGCTGCCAGAGGGCTTTGCCAAGAGCACCTTGAAACTGGAGAGGACGCTGATTCATGAGTATATGGTTTGCCGGGTGTTGCAGGACTGGTTAAGTATTACCTTCCCGAACAGTGCGCCAAACTGGGAGAAGAAGATGATTCAACTGAAAAGCAAGATGAAGACCGCATTGCTTTCCAGGAAGCTTACCATACGACGGAAGCTCAAACCGTTTTGATTTGTTAGTTGATTTGTTTGTTTTATATTAGGTGAAATGTTTTTATCGATTTTATATCGTAAGTTTTAGTAGTTAGTTTTGGGGAAGAGGGGTGTCAGTGATGATACCCCTCTTTTTTGTCATTATCTCAGTCGGTTGGTATAGCGAGGTGTGTATTGTGTAGAGAAAGAACTGATGCTTTCTCCATTTTCCAGATGGCCGAACAAGACGAGACGGAAATACCGGTAAGGTGTTCCGAAGCCACGCACGTGATGATCCCATGAGCCGTAAATCGGGTGCCAGTTGAAGAGGTTTTCACTGCCATACAATACGGTTCCGACGTGTCCTCTCTGGAATGTTCCTCGTATGATGAGCGCGTCGATGGTCTTCAATACGTTCGGATCATCCAGCTTGAATGCACGTGTGATGATAAATATGGCGCTTTTTGTTGCTTCCGTAGCGGAGAAGTTCACCAGGTTGGCATCTGCATCCATGGCCAGTGATTCCGGGTAGGAGTTGACCGTAGCTGAAATATTGCTGAGCATCATTCCCCACTGCTGGGTTTTCAGCGAATACACATAGGCATAAGCCTGCTCCGGGTTATATACGATGATGCGCTGGTGTGTATAGTCGAAGAGCATGCGGCAAGACGACAGGTACTCCACGAAAGGAACAATATCGAGGGAATCCGGCAGCTTGACCTGCATCTTCTGGAGTTCGCTGATATAGACCTCCTTCGCATAGCCTATCCTAGGTAGGTTCGGTATGAATGATAGCGGAACAGAGTTGTTGATGGAATCGCTGATGCACATAGCCTGGGAACCTGACAGCAGCATGATGCCACGGTTCGTAGCGAAGAGTACAGCTGAATCCATCTGTGTGATGCTTTCGGAGTTGACGCATACCTCACGTGTGACCGGCTGCTTTGCAGAATAGCTTCCTGTAGAGGAGACTTCCAGCGCCCAGACACCATCGGTAGAGAAGGCATAGAGTGGGAACTGGCCGAACTGCCCCTGCGACAAAGCCTTGACGGCAGCGCATATTCCAAGAATCTTTCCTGTGCCAATGGTGTTGATACCAGTGGTAGGGAAGAAGAAAGGGTTGTTGACCTGCGAGGTGTATATCTTGTTTGGTATCTCGACGGTACGTTCTGCCAGCGATGATACATTAGGCTGGCTTCCTTTTTCTTCCAGATCATCCCATCCTCCAAAGAAGAAGGAACCATTCAGGAAATCGTGTGCTTGAAGCGGAACCTCATACACAGTTGGGGAAACATCGTACTTCACTACGTATGCCTTATATGCGTTGATGTTTGGATAGTAGAGGAACAGTGTTGGCATGTAGGCTCTAGCGAAGCTGTACGCATCTCCCTTTACAATAATATCCTTTCCGTCCTGCTTGATTACGAAATACACATAGTATGTCGCCTTGCCATCAAGAACCGTTGGTTCTGCGTTTGAGAAATTGTACACATATCCATCGGTATAACAGAACATGGAACCTGCATTGTAGCCGTTGAAAAGCTGCTTGCTGATGTTGGCTACATTTACCCTGGAGTTGTAGGAGAAGGCATAGCGAGGTATGAGCGTATCGTGGGAGTCATAATCATCCGTCATTACTTCGCGGTTGAGAAGTGACTGCAAATAGTCTTCCTCTATGTCGATGAGGGTACGGGTAGTTGTCAGCGACTCTACCTTGATACTCTCAAGCAGGAAGAACTGGGATGTTGTGCGAATATCCTCACGCACGCAATCAACGGAGCGACGAGGTATCATCAATCGGCCTGCTGGGTACGTCCATTCCGATGAACTCTTGAAAGGATCTCCAAACGTGAAGGCATAAAGATGATTGAAGTTTTGCTTCTGATAGCGTAGTGGATATGTTGTGCCAAGCGGGTCAACATTCTGGTTGATATGCTTGCATACACAATAGGAATCTATATCAGTAGATTCCTTGAACCCGGTACACTTTCCGTTCTGATCGTATGTGTAGATTGGCTTGGAAATGAATATATCCACCGAACGGATGATGTCTTTCCAGTTGGCCAGGCCATCAATATACTTCTGCGCAATAACCGCATAGTCGAGCCGGGATAAAGCAGCCATGATTCTGAGCTTTGCATCTGTATATTTGCCTTGTCCGGTGATGTGCTCATAAAAGACCTGCGGTGCGAGGTCGGATGATGCTATCATGAGCACTGGTGCAGAGTGCATGGTTAGCGAACCATCATACAGGCGATAGGCGTAGCGCACCAGGAAAGGGAAGATAAAGCGTCCTTTATTGGTTGACTCCTCGGCAATGAACTTGTTTACCTTTGCCAGCACCTGGTCTGTTATCTTGTTTTTGTTTTCGTCAGTGAACTCCTTGAATATATCTGATTTAGAGATTGCATCAAACGAAATGCTGAACTCGTCCGTTTGCACAACCTCAGCTTGCAGTCCGAAGGAGATAGGGCATTCAGGCAGATGTGTACCGAGAGCCAGGTAACCATCCGTCTCGCTCTTCCAAAGATAATGATACACACCTTGTTCTGTGAGAATCATCAGAATGTTGCCGATAGCAGAAAAGGCATATAATTTTGTCTTACCAAAACTGTGTATCAGGTTCAACACTTGTTTTCTTGGCTGATCCTTTTCAACGTAATACACACCTCCTGTTTCGGTGTCGTGTACAATGTAGTAATGGAATGCTGTTGCCTCATGGATATATACAACCTTCTGTGATGGTTTTAAGAAAGTCATTATCACCTTTGGTTTCAGCATGGGCTTCAACGAGCCATCCTCGGAAACGACACCGAGAGCTGTAGAGAGATCTCCATCTACGACCTCGTATTCAAGAGGGATGGCAGAGAAGCCATTGAGTTTTGTTTCCTTAATCATGGTTGAGAATGAGTTTTGTTATGATTGCTATATACTTTGTGTCGCCTTCTGTGATTACTTCGCCAGTGGGAAGGTCGGCCTTTTCTACACAGTTGCATGCTGCGAGGATGGCCTTGCACAGGCGACGGCTATATGCACGAAAGTGCTTCCCCTTCTTGTTGGAGGGGAAGCACTGGGCCTCGTATCGCACGTCTGGACTGGCAGGCGAGCGTACGTATAGGTAGTATTCATGGCCGTCGGTCTTCACGTCAATGGCATCGCCAGGGTGCAGGTCTAAGGCTTTCACTAAGTGTGCCGATAGGTTTATCTGACCAGACTGGGAGAAAGAAATGTCGGCTCGACGGTTTGATTTCAAGATACTTTGCATGGGCTACTTGTTGTTGATGGCGTGCGTGATTCGCTTATTGAGCACCTCAACGTAGATTTCCATTGCGTTGCGCTGCTCCTGCATCCAGTAGTACTGCTTGCTGCCCACCTTCTCCTGGAAGTCTTCCTGCATCAATGCTGATGTGAGGGATGAAAGGCGCTGCTGAACCTCATCACGCTCGATGATAAGACGGTCAAGGAAGTTGTCGGCAGGCTTGTAAGCCTCGTCGAATACTTCCTTTGGCGACCATGACTGATAACCATCTTCGTAACGCACGAGGTAGCCCTCGCCTGAATACTTCTGCTTTGCAGGCTTGATAGACTTGCCAAGGATAACCTCGGCCTCTGCTCTTGTCATAGGCTTAGCTGTGACAAGCTTTGTTCCTAAGTACTTTTTCATAATAATGTCCTAAATTTATTATTGGTATAAATATAATTTCAGAAGGAGATCCGGACTGTCATACAGCTCATTTTTGTCGATGCACCAGAGACGGTCTTTCCATTCTCGGAGCGGTGCATTATACACCCACTTAAAGCGCTCCTCGTTTGATGAAAAATCAATTCCTTGACGATACACTCTTTTCTTTAGCCACTTACGTAGCATTCGCTTAATCTTTCCTTCAATATAGTATTTAATCTTTTTCATACTTCAATATTTAATTTTTGCATAATATCAACGCAACGATCAAAGAGTTCTTCGAACTTTCTGTTTTCTTCCTGGAAAGTCTTTACCCATTCTGTGAGAGCATCATCATAATCCTTTCTTAGCTTAATTAATTCCTCACGCTGGCTGCGGATAATACCGGCTTGCCATCTAGCTTTTGATAATAGATGCTTTTGCCAAGTGAACAACAAAACAGTTACACACACGATGAATGTAACTATAACTACCATTAATTGTGTACTCATATTTTCCTTACTTTAAATTAACCTTTTAATCTATTCTCATATATCAGATGGACTTTTCCGTCTGAAGAATCTATGATATTAAACTCAAGCATATCGTCTTCGCTCAAATCTCCCATATCGTTTATGACAAATGTAGGGGACGCGTGACAATAGTCAAAGCCATTTTCAAAGGTGCTATCCTCTATACCTCTGCCTTGCACTTCCAGGAAGTAACTGGTCAAAGACTCTATAATATGCTCGTAAAACCATTCTTCGCCTACTCTTTTGATAGTTTCGTCCACATCTTCGAGAACATAAAACTGAGTAGCTTTTTCACGGATGATGGCAGTAACCCTGTCTATCTCATCATCCATTTTCTTCTCGTAAGCCTTGCAGGCTCTACGCCAGGCTTTTCTGGTTTCCTTGTCCGTACTTAAATAGTAATGCTTCTGTACATACCTCATCTTGACGGCTAAGTCGAAAAATTCCTTTGATTTCATACTCCTGCAAATTTATTGATTTCCGATGATAGGATGGTTATATCTTCTTGGTCTTCGTCTGGTGGGTAGGACAGGCGATGGAATCGCCTGGAACTGGGGCGAAGGGAGCGGTGGAGGTGCGCTCAGGCAGCGCAGGCTGCCATTGATGGTGTAGAATAATGCTTTCTTGCTCATGATTGTTATGCTTTTTATGTTTGCTCAAACAACTCCAGTTGTCTGATGTTATACTTTTCTCTGCTTGACCAGGCGGCCAGTCGCATACACTTGCCGAGACGATCAGCCGGCTTGCCTATAAAGTCGAGGACTGAGGTAAGGGCGAAGTAGGCTGCCCGTTTGTCGGTATCGTAGTAGTGACCACGTTTCCAAAAGTAGTTTTCACCATCGGATGCCCTTGCGGACCAGCCGAAGCCACGGTCGTACTTGGAAACGCCTACGCTGAAATAGCGGCTGCTGTCTTCTGGGTGGCTCCACTTGATGGATACACACTCACGCTTCTCGTAATCTTTCATAGGCTCATGCGGAAAGATTTCTCATTGCCGAAGTTAATGACTGTCATCATTTCACGGAATCGGTCGGCAAAGCGCTCATCGTAATAGTCTTTAATCTCGCCTGGAGTGAGATTGCTGGTTGCGATGGTGGCAAGCTGGTTGTCGTAGCGATAGTTTATCATGTCCATTACTGCTGTAACGTAGTCGCCATAGTTCATGGACTCTCTCGGCTCTGTGCCCAGGTCGTCGATGCAAAGAACCTCCTTATCTTGCAACCACCTGTATGTGTAAACGTCTCCGTGGTTTTCCTTGTTTGGGTTGAGATATGCCTTTGTTATTCTGACAAGTTCCTTGGCTGAGACTATCTCAAAGCCAGGGCGTGGGAACTTCAATCCCGGTTCAGCAGGTGGAGCATCATCGAGAAACTGATAGAGTGACTTCATGGCATTGACCATGGTACTCTTTCCGTTTCCACGGTTACCACAAAGGAACAGGCCGAATGACGAGCGGTCTTTTGTTGCAAGCCAGCCAGAAATCTCATCTACGTGATGCTTGTATTCCTGTGTGTATTCAAACTTTCTACCCCTGCATCTTACTTCTGCCTGGCATGATGCCATCAGCATCTGGAAAATCTGCTCCTTGGTGTAGGGAGAGAAGCTAAAACGTTCCACCGTAGTCTTTCTCTTTCTCTCCATTAGCAGAGAGAAGATGTCCTTTTCGTTTATCGTTAACGGATTTAATACTTTCATTGTTCTTCTTATTTGTGATTATTCTTAGCCATGAGTTGAAGTGCTGCTTCACGTCGTTCACGCTTTCGTGCTGTGTCTTGCCGTTGGCTATGCACTCACTTCTGAACTTCTTCAGCTCGTTTCTGAGACTTTCCTTGTTCATTCCGTGGAGGAACTGAATCTGTTCTAGCCAGATGTCATCCTTGTCTAACTCATCTATATATTCATCGAGTGTGGAGGATGGGCTGCTTGCCGCAGGTTGCTTGACGGGTGCGGCCGGTTCTTCCTTCTTGGTTGATTTGCGTGTCTTCCTTGTGGGCTTCTCCGTTGGGACAGGCGATGCAATCGCCTGGAACGGGGGCTGAGGTGTAGGCACGTTTTCACGCTTGGTTGTCGTAGGCTCTTGTGGAATATCCTCTGCATCATCATCGTCGATGAGCGAGTATTCGCTTACTGTAGATGTGCGCCTGGTAAGCTGGCAGATACGTTGATAACGCTCCTGTATGCCACGAGACGTAAGGATGCCGTCCTTGTCGTACAAAGACTTGCTGAACAACCCGAGTTGCAGGCAGACGTTAATCACCTCACGTACATAAGCCTCTTCAAAGCCCGTTTGCTCCGAACAGATGAAAGGCAGGTCTGAATCCCACTTCATGTAATACCCATTCTTGTAGATATAACAGAGCAGGAGAGTATATACTGTTATGGCTTTTCCACCTTGCCGCTTGATTAGCTTGCGTATCTTGAGATCCTGGAAGATGTCAACATCCATAGGGAAATAGTCAAGTCGCATCTTAGCTTTGCGTCCCATATCGTTCATGTTATTTAAGAGTGTTATAATATATTTTGAAGGTAACAACGTACCTCGCGCATAAAATCATCAAGAGTACGGCATACGACGTACTTGTATTCGCCAAGGGAAGTGATGGTTTTCTGCCATTCCTTCTGTCTGTCGCTCTGCCTGGAGTTCCTTGCCGTAGTCTTCATTTCTATGAGAAGCGCACCGTATTGATGGTTGCTCTTCAGGAGAATGAGATCGGAGACTCCAGCGACGACTCCCTCGGCCTTTAGTCTTGCTGCCTCCGTCTTGGAGCGATGTCCACCGTTGGGAACGGCAAACAATCGCCCACGGAGGGAAGGGTACTGTAGCGAGAACCACTGAACGCAGTCAACCTGCAAGTTGTGTTCGGGTTCGGAACGTGGCTTGCGTTGCGGTTGCCTTGCCTGTGCTTCTGCAAACAGTTCATCGAAGGTCTTTATGTTCATCCTAGATTGTTAACTCGCTTAACGTAGTCCTCAAAACCCTTGCTTGCCTTAATCTTCACGCCCGGGCGTCTTGGCATGGTGATGGTTGTGCCATTCTTGAAATCGTGAGCCTTCTTCGCCTTCTTCAATACCGGGCTAATGGTGAAGTAGTCACGGAACTGGATAGCGTTGCCGACAGCTACCTGATTTCTGATAGCCTGCAACATACCATCTACAACGGCTGCAATCTCTTTCTTTGTCAATGAACCTTTCTGCCCATTTTCCTGCATGATGAATATATCATCAACAATGTCTGCTTTTGTAATCATTTTGCTAATTTCTTTTTAAGTTTACGACTGATGTTACTTAATGCCCATGCCCGGCTCTTGTAGCGTTGCTGGGGTTGGGCTTTATATAATACCGAAGCATCGTCAAGGTACTTGATGATGCGTGTCAGGCCGGTCTTGCATATCTCCATCCTATTGTCCTCCGTCTAGGAATGATTGAACGAGCTGGTCAAAGTACATGGCATCCTGAGGAATCTCGTCGTCGCTGTTCATGATTTCGGCAGCGATGGACTTCTTCTTGTGGATGAGCGAGTAGATGGTGTGGTCGATGGTGCCACGCCCAAGGAGATAATAGCACGTTACGTTGTCCTTCTGCCCGATGCGGTGGGCACGGTCTTCACACTGGCAGCAGTCGGCATACGTCCACGCCAGCTCGATGAACGCCACGTTGCTTGATGCCGTGAGTGTGAGTCCCACGCCAGCCGCCTTGATGGAACAGATGATGAGGTTGCAGCTTTCGCTATTCTGAAAGCTGTCAACGGCTGCCTGCTTGCTGATGGCACTGTCACGTCCGGTGACCGTAACGGAATGCGGAAACACCTTGGTGAGCTGGTCAACCACATCGTGGAGCGAGCAGAAGACGATGAGTTTCTTGCCGCTTTCGAGGAAGGTGTTGATGAAGTCGATGGCCTGCGCTATCTTTCCGTGTGTGGCCAGAGAGCGGAGCGTCATGAACTTGACAAGTGCTTCCATTCGCATCTTGCGACGTATCTCACCATCACTGCACTCCTTGTATTGGCGCAGGTATTCTGCCAGATCGTTTGCGGCAAGGTCGTATTCGTTTCTGTTGCTGATGTCAACGTAGAGATCGACACGTGTCTTGTCGGGAAGGTCGGGCAGAACCTTTGCCTTCTCCCTGCGTATCATGCAGGTGGAGTAGAGCTGCTCACTGAGTACTGAGAGCGGAACGGCTGGTTTGGCATTTCTGTCTTTCGGATCAGTGCAATAGTTGGCACGGAATCTTGTTGCTCCACCGAACTCTGGCAGCCTGCCCATGATGGACAGCTGTGCTACCAGGTCGTCAGGGCGGTTGACTACAGGCGTACCTGATAGCAGTATTACCCATTCCTTTCCGAAGGTAAGCCCCTTTGTGAAGATGGACTGCTGGGCTGCCGGGTCCTTGACTCTGTGTGACTCGTCGATGATAACCGACTTGAACAGCCTGATGTTTTCGGAGAAAACAACATCCTTCAGCCGGAACTCCTTACTTCCACTTACGATGTCCCACACGAAGTACTTGCGCAGCGACTCGTAGTTGACGATGGCTACATGATACATGCCCATGCGCAGCAGGTATGGCCATGTGGTACGTGTGGCATTGTCGAGTACAACAGCCTTCTTGTCGGTGAACTTCTCGAACTCACGTTGCCAGTTTATCTTCAGCGAGGACGGACAGATTACCAGGCAAGGGTAGGCAGGTGCGGTATCAACGATGCCGATGCTCTGCAGGGTCTTGCCCAGTCCCGGCTCATCACCTATGATAAGCCGGTGATGCTGCAATCCGTACACAATACCGTCAACCTGGTAAGGGTATGGCTGCACCTTGAGGTGATGGTTCAGAACTTGTTTTGTCATTTTCTCTTTGGCTTTAAATACCAACCGTTCAATTCGTACACTCTCTTTCGGGCAGCCTCTCTGTTGTAGAACACCTCACCGGTATGGCTTGCGGTTGTCTCCGTATCCTGGTGATAGATGTAGAAGCTGCTTCTTCTAGGTGCGTAGAAATATATTCCTACTTGATGAAAATCTCTTGGCATAATCTAAACTGCTATTGGGTTAAGGCACCAGTACTGGAATGCGAGTTCCTCGTACTTCTCACGACCACGTCTGTAGATTTCATCATCCCTGCTGATGAACTTCTTGAAGATGCGGTTGTTCTTCTTGCTGATGCCGTAAATGAAATCACGAGGTGAATGTGCGATGTCCATGTACCAGGCACGTGAACGGTCCCAGTCGAAGAAATCTACCGCCTCGTCAAACTGTTTCTGTGTCTCGGCAAAGGTTGTCTTCAGGTCGCCACCGAAACCAGCGAAGTCGAGCCACCAGTCCCACTTACAGCGTGTATCCAGGGCAAACGGGAATTCGCAGTACTCGAAAGGCTGAGCCTTGTTGACCATGAAGCGCTGTGTATCTGACAACTCCAGCACCTTTGCCAGGAAAGGGTCACGCCTAGCCTCATGGCGCAGGGCATTGTGCATGTCCTGGGCGTGGAGGAACTCCTCTTCCGTGTATTGTTCGTCATTCACCTTGTAGTGATAGTAGTCAACACGGCCGGGTTCCGTTATCATTGCATCGACGAGGTTGCCGAAGTGGAAAGCCATTTCCTTGTTGCCGAACTGCATCCGTGGGTGAAGCAGGTTCTTCAGCTCGGTAAGGTCGGAGTTGCTTACTTCCTTTCGGTTGTAATACTCGTCGGGATTCATATTGTGTATCATAATCGGAGAGTATTATAAATCCTTCAAAGCTTCTTCTCTTGATATGTTTCTCGCCACAAAACGGAACGAGTTACCTGTCTTTCTGCTTTCGCATGGTTCGCCAGCCCTGGCTACACATGCACAGAAGAGACCGAGGGTTAATGCGCCCGGTGTCTGCTGGGCAAGCAATGCGAGTCCCTCGAATGGCCAGAAGAGTTTCTTGTGGTCAAATACGACAACGAGGTTGGCATTTGCTTCTATGGCTGCTCTGCCAACATCGGCAGTGGCAAGTGATAATTGATTCTTATTCGTCTTGTCCATCTTACTTAACCTTTACTTCGTCCACATACTCAACAAACTCGCTCTTGATGGTAACGCCATCCTTGTTGGCAAGTTTCTCGCAGAAGGTAATCTGACTCTTGAATTTCTTCATCAGCTCTTCTGCTGTGAGGTTCTTGCCCTCATGGCTCCACCACATTGAGATAACAGGAAGGATGCCTTCGGGATCCAGAAGATGAATCTTCTTTGTAACCTTGGCCTTGGTGGATGGTCCGGCAGCTGCAATCGCCTGACCCTCGAAGAGTCCGGCCATTTCCTTCTGCTTCTGCTCCAGCTTCTTGGCTTCTTCTGCTTCTGCAAGCTTCTTCTGCTTCTCAGCTTCCAGTCGTTCCTTTTCCTCTTTCTCACGCTCTTCCTTCTCTTTTTTCAGGCGTTCTGCTTCCTCGGCATTGGCAGTGGCAATCTTCTCCAACTCCTTCTTCTTTGAAGGCAGACGATCGAGGATATAGTCACGGTTGGTCTCAATCTCGTATCTGTACTGCTCGGCAAAGGTATTGGCAAGGGCGTTCTTTGCTTCGGTCTCCTTCTGGGCAGCTTCGGCAGGTGTGACACCTGGGTAGTAGGAGAGACTCTGGGTGAACTTCATGCAGGGCACGAAAGTCTCTGGCAAAACTGTCGGAACCTTTTTGATCTGCTCCATGGAAGCATCGTAGTTCTCGAGAGTGATGGCTTCGTTGAGCTTCTGCATCATGTTGACGGAACCGGTGAGGAAGTCTTGGAACATCTTTTCAAAGTCGTTCTTCATGCTTTCGAAGATGCGGTCGAGTGCATCCTTGTGCTGCTTCTCGAGCATTGCCTTGCGCTGGGCTTCCTGCTGTGCCTTCAGCTTCTCGGCTGCATACTGGTTGCGATATACCTGCAACTGGTAAGGGACGGTGCCCTGTTTGTTTGGGTCAATTTCGTTCTCGATCTGAGTGAACTGTGTACGCACCTGGTCAAAGAGCTTGGTGAACGGGCTGCGTCTGTCGTTCATCTTCTTCAAGGTATTGCGTGTCTTGGCGATGAACGATGCTATCTGCTCATCCAGTTCGTCGTTCTTCAATCCTCCCTGCTGCTGCACTGCCTGTAATAACTGCTGGCCACGGGCGATGCAGTTGTCGTGTGATGCCTTGTTGTCATTGTATGACTGTGGTGCTCCGGAGATAATCTGCTGGAGGTTCTCTTTCTTGATAATTGCTACTTCTGCTGTCATGATTGTATATGTGTTAAAATTGATAATGCTTTTTCGTAACTGTTGTCACGTGGGGCGCAAGGCTTTGTCTTGCTGTACTCCACGTATCTTCCAAGCTTGGGGCAGTACCGTCCGTTGAGACAGTTGCGGACGGTACTGCATCCATGGCATGGATGATTAGAAGGTGTCGTCGGCTGCTTCATTTGCCGTTCCTCCCTGACTCTGCTGTGTATTGGCAGCCGGGTCTATTCTCACGCCATTCGATGTATCAGCAGGTGGGGCGAAGGAATCGTTCGGTGCCTGCGACTGCTGTCTGTCGCCTGGTGCGTTGTCGATGCCTCCGTATGGATCGAAGTCAGATGAAGGCATATCGTTCACCGTTGTTTCGAGCTGTGTACCCTTACCGATGTTGAGCTTTGGATAAGTTCCAAAGGCATGCTTGATACACTTTGAACAGAGGAAGGCAGGGTCGATGCCGCCACCGCCAGAGGTGTAGAGTTCGTTGGCTTTCTCAACCCACTGTCTGGTGTTATTATCCCAGTATTTGTTGTTCTTGGCTGAATAGTCTGCAAGTCGTGTCCAGTCCTGTTCGAGCATCACCGAGTAGTCGATGGTGCCATCCGTGCGTGTGATTTTGAGGAAGCAGGCGATGATGTGGCTACTTGTGCGAGGTATGTGCATAGAATAGTTGACATACTTGCGGCCGTCACGCTCGCCATACTCGAAATCGTCGCCCTCATACACAACAACCGGGTTGTCGGCATGGTAGATCTGGCCAGCCCTAGCACGGAGGTAAAGCTCACCGTAGCCGGAGATAGTAAGGTTGCATCGTTTCTCGTACACACTCTTTCCCTGCTGGTCGGTTCCAATCTTGTAGTTGCGAGGAAGAAGATATGCCATGGCGCGGACACCTGGCTCCACCGAGATACCCTGTACTGCCAGGTCGATGAATGCGAAGAACACGGAAAGGCTTGTGCATCCGTTGAGGTTGGCGTTCTCACGAAGAATCTTGTTGAAATAATTTGCCTCACGCTCATAGACCTGCTCACCGCCCTGTTTCCAGACGGCATTGTAAACGTTGATGAATTGCTGACGTACCAGGTCGTTGCTTACAACATCCGTAAGGAACTTCAGCTTGTTAATGGTTTCAACCATGTTCGTTAAGTTGCTCATAATTGTGTAATGTTTAAAATGTTAATGATTTCATCTGAATCGCTGGAGTGATGTTTGGTCACTCCAGCGAACGAGAATGAAGTTCGAATATATCTATTTCTATAATCTAAAAACTTATGTTATGTAATCATTTACACCTACCTTTCTGTTTTGCGGCTCTGGACTGGCACCGGCTCACGTCTTTCCGTGGGGTCAGATTAATAAATAATTAGCGGCTTCCATACAGCCATTGTTGTTAAACTTATGTTGTCTGTGTCTGCCGGTGTGTCACCTTCGCCTGGTTATTAACTATGCATCCAAGGATGCCTCGGAAACTCTATATCTCTGTCAATGCTCCCTGCTCGTTCTGAAATCGGGAGCGGATGCACATGGTAGAGAAGCATCCACTCCCTCAATCATGAGCAGCAAGTAGCCTTGCCTTTGTGGTGGGACCGGGAATCGAACCCAGGGCTTCGCATGCTTTACATGAAAAGAAGCAAACCGTTCCCACCGGGTTGCCATGCCTATGAGCCTCACGGCCGAGACATGGCGGAATATCAACAATCTTTATTACCTTATCTAAAACTTAATGACAAACTAGATTGCTAAACTTAAATAACCATTTATAATCGAACAAATTAGAGTTTATTTCTCTCTGTAGAGCAACGAGTCGAAAACCGCTCTTTCCTCATCTTTCGTTAGAATACAGATGGCAGTCATCCATTTCTCCAGGTCTTTGCGCTTGAAGTAAGTAAGCTTTCCGCCTTTCGACTTGTAGAACTTAATCTTTCTCTTTTTCACAAGATCGTAGAGAGAGTTCTTCTTGATACCGAGGAAGAGACAGGCTTCTTCGGTATTGTAGATCTCTTTGTTTTGGAGCAGGGTAGCGTTTCGTATATCCTGCAACTGTGCGAGAAATTCTTCGTTGCTCATAATTCCTTATTTATTATCCACGTACCGCATCACCATGATGGAGATAGCAAGCACGATGGGAGTTAATATCATTTCCATTGTGTTACATCTACTTAAACCTTATAATGAAAACATCACTGTCTAACCATTCGTCTGGGCACATACCCTTTTGTGGCTTACCGATGGTGATGCTGTCAATCTCTTTTTCGATGCTCTTGCGATTCTTCGAGTAGCCATGAAAGAAAAGAACGTGAGTGAATGGGATGTACTCTATCTCTCCGAAAATCTTAGGCTGTTTCTTTTCTTCATTGGCATACCCGATAAAACCGCTATCCGCATCCTGGTTGACTAACTTGTCAATCCAATATGGCTTAATCTCTCGATACTCCTCTGTCTTTTTTCCAGACACTATCATATCGAACCACTTCTTTTTGACGACAAGTTTCAATACATACTTTTGCATTGTGTATCAATCTGTATGTTTGCTTTCACCAAGCACATCTGCCATTTTAAATACATTGACTGGGAGGAACTCGTTGCTGATAACCGTATCGTGGTCTAGGACGAAGAGACCGCAGAGAGTGTATTTGCATGCCTTCTTATCAGTTTTACCATCAATGTTCTTATATCGGCTGATGCACTCGTAGTAAGCCTTGTTGCCATCTACTCCAATAGCATTGAAGTCGGCTACAGACTGAACATGACCGCAAGACGGACAGACGAACTTCCAGTCTTCATCATCCTCGCCAAAGCGAGATCTCAGTTCTTTCAGCCAGTCGGCTATCTTGAAAATCTTCTGATCACCTTTCAGGGATGGCTGCTTGGAGTCTTGATAGTAATTCATATACCAATAGTTTCTATGTTTCTCCCAGCCATTCAATACATCATCACGTGTTACACCTAATGCTTCGGCATATTCTTCTGCTCTATCCAGAATCCACTTGTACTTATCGCAATACTTGTGGGGGCATTTTGATACTTTAATACACTTGGTTTTCTGACCTAATCTAATCATTGAAGGGTCAGTCTCTGGCACATGACGAATAAACTCGTGGTCGCAACCATTAGGGTTAAAGCAACCCTGCCCCTCTCGGCAATCACGTTTTACAGCCTCAGTTAATTTCTTAATTCCTGGTTCCATATTACTTTAATTTCTTAAGATGTGGCAGCCAACAACCTTATGCACTGCGTTGGGTTGTGACATATTGAAGTCAGCGCAGAAGCGCTGTTCATACTCTTCCTGTGTTTCACGTTGCTTACGTGGGGGGGCGGGAAGGAGTTCACCGACAACCTTAGAACCCTCATCGAATAACAAAATTACCTTCATACTAATTACCCTTTCTGTTATACCACTCGTTTGCAATCTGTTTTTCAGATGGCTCAGAGTTGTGAATGTTAGACAAACTATCCTTTATCTCCTCATACTCTGTATCAGACATGAGCATGATGGCATGTTCCGTGCGATCCATATCGCCTGCGAACTTGAATGTAGCCAGGATGATGGCTGCAACAAAGATGAACTTAATGACCTTCTCCATTTTCTTGAATGTTTGTTTGTGAAATAATCTGGGTGTTCATTTTGGTGCAGTTGCTTAAAGCTAGGCAAACCATGGCACGCAAAGGAGCATCCTCGACGTTGAATACAGCTTGTAGAGCAGTGATTAATCTTTCTCTATCTCCTCTCATAGCCATATCTGTGCATTGGCTTTCGCCATTGTCGCAACCTTCTGCGGTAACAAGGAGGACAGCTCTTTCTGTTCCATCCTCGTTTTTCCACTTTTCTACTACTTGTTTTAATTCTTCTACGCTCATAATTGTGTATTGTTAATTGTTTATTGCTCCTTTTCCTTCTTCTCGTCTGCCTTCTCCTCAGTCTTATGCTCGAATACATCGAGTAGGTTTGACTCTGAGATATTGACAGACTGATAGTCCAGCATACTTTTTGCAAAAGCCTGGTCTAGATTCTTCAAAGCTCCGTTGAGACACGAAGCGTTGACGAGATAGTAAACGAATGACTTCTTCTCCTTCTCGGTCTTTTCGTCGATTGTGATGAATGCAATGCGGACCTTGTACCATCTGTCTGCATTTCCTTCCTCGCTGAAGAACACTTCACCGTATGCAGCTGGGCGAATGCCGGTAACCTTGAAGTCGCCTGATATGTAAGGCTGCATGTGCTCGATGATGGCAGATTCAGCCTCGGTGAACGACATGGCATCAACAACGTAATGCTCTGTGACCATTTTTTCTGATCCGTCGTCCATGGTCTTCTGGTATCTGACGGAACACTCGAACCATTTTGCGGAACGAGAGCGGATTTTACTTTCTGTTGCCATAAGTTTAATATTTAAAGTGGAGGTGGACGCACCGTTGAGTTATGAAATTTTAAATCGCCAAATAAAAAATTAGATTTGCTTGGCGCATCCACCTTTTTCGTTATGCTCTTGTGATGTTGTAGAACAGACCCATATCAACAAGTTCAAGGGAGTATTCGGGTTCCTGTCTCCCCGTGAGCTTCTTCAGCCTGTCGTTCAATCTCCAGACAGCAGATCTTACAGAACCTTCTGGTCCAAGCTCCTGGCGTGCGAACTGAACAGTCTCGCCATGCGGTATCTGCCTTATGGTTTTGATCAAGTCAACTTTCTTTATGACTTTAACCTTTTTTACGTCTAAATCTTTGTTTTTTACCATAATTACCCTTACGTTTCAGAAGAAGATCGTTTAAACACTTCAATCTTCTTGTTTTCTACCTCTGTTTCTGTTGTCAATAGCCGCAAGTATAATCACAATAACAAAGGATGGCAAGAGAGATATAACGAATGACCATTTGGAAGGATCCATAGATGCGCCATAAGCAGATGCCCCTATCAATGCTACCATAAAAACAAATGGTGATATTGCATTTTTGTTCTTTTGTAGTATCATGGCACCACCCATTATTGTAATAAACCAAAGTACGCTAATTATCAGATATAAATTATCTATCGATTTCTCAACGCACTCACCTATGTCCCCTGCTCTATAAATCAGCAAACACTTGTCGTAAGTGCAGTTATGACGTATGCTTAATGTTGTGTAAGGCAAAAATAAAGATAAAAAACATGATATTCCTAAAGCTTTTATCAGTTGTTCTCTCT